ATTAAAAGAATGTATATAGTTCTTTTCTTGTATATATGTATAATTGCAAAAGTTATTAATAAATCAAATAAAAATTATGGAACCAGTTACAAAATCAAAATTTCCTACTGAAATAGTAGAGTTACCCTCAAAAGGTCTATTATATCCTGAAGACAATCCATTATCAAGTGGTAAAGTTGAGATGAGATATATGACTGCACAACACGAAGATATTCTTACTAACCAAAATTATATCAAACAAGGTATAGTTTTAGATAAATTGCTTCAAGCCTTAATAGTATCTGATATTAATTATGATGATCTAATTGTAGGAGATAAAAATGCAATTATGATTGCGGCTCGTGTTTTAGGCTATGGAAAAGACTATGAAATAACCTATAATGGTGAAAAAATAATGATAGACTTGTCTATATTAGAATCTAAAAAAATAGATGAATCTCTTATAACTAAAGGCAAAAATGAATTCTCATTTACCCTTCCTAGCTCAGGAGTTATAATAACATATAAATTACTCACTGGTAAAGATTCTAAAGATATAGAAAAAGAACTTGAAGGTCTTAAAAAACTAAATAAACAAACACTCCCTGAATTATCTACAAGATTAAAACATATGATAACATCAGTAGACGGTAATTCTGACGTGAAAACCATTAGAGATTTCGTTGATAATTATTTGTTGGCGCGTGACTCGAAAGAACTACGTAACCACATAAAATTAACGCAACCTGACGTTAATTTAACATTTACATACACCGGTAGAGGCATAGAGGAGAATGTCGACATACCAATAGGGATTAACTTTTTTTGGCCTGACGCTTGATTATAGAAAAAACATGTTTCTTCAAATCCATGAAATTGTTTATTATGGTGGAGGAGGATATGATTGGAATACAATATATGATATGCCTATATGGCTAAGGAATTTTACACATAAACAAATAGCAGATGCTATAGCTTCTAAAAATGAAGCTGCAGAAAATGCTTCAATACAAAATTCTAGACAACCTAATACTACTGTGATAAATACAGGAGATATTAAGGATAAAGCCAAAATGCCTGCTGAATATCGTGCGGATTCATCATATATTGCCAAAATGTCAAAGAAAAAATAAATCAAATCATATTTATAGTTATAAAACAATATTAACTTTAAATGCCTAACAATAACCCTCCTTCAGCTAACGATGTTAATGGTCTAAATGATGCTTTTAGAGATGTAAATCAAGAAGTAAAGGATCTATTTGGTACATTAAATTCCATCTCAGATGAAATAAAAAATCAAACTCTTGGTTATAAATTAGCATCTAAATCTGTAACCACTCTTACAGGAATATTTGGAAGCTTATTAGATATACAAAACAATATAAATAAAGCTAATTCAAAAGATTTAGAAACTCTCCAGAAAAAAGTATTATCCGAAAAGAAATATTTAGAAACTTCTAGAGATCTATTACTAAATAAATCTGCGCTTAATGCTAAAGAAATAACAACTTTAGGAAATATAAACTCATTACTAGAAGACCAAAATGGTATATATGAGGAAATAGCAAAAACTTTAAACCAAGTTGTTCAAAATGAAAAAATAATTGAAAATAAAATGGGCTTATTAGGTCCATTAGCTCAAGGATTTGCAAACGGACTAAATAAAGTTGGATTTAGTGTATTATCAGCTAAATTAGGAATTGATTCAGCTTTAGAAGCTACTAAAAAAATGGTTATAGCAAACGATGGTAATGTTAGTAATCTTCAAACATCTGTATATTTAGCAAAACAATTAGGTAGTAATCTTTCTAAAAGTTTAGGACCAGGAGTATTATTAGCATTTACAGTTGAAAAATTATTTACATTATTAAAAGCCATAGTACAAATAGCTTTTGATTTTAGTGAACGTACCGCAAATATAGCTAAAAGTTTTGGTGTTACCACAGCAGAAGCTCAAATACTAAATGAACGTTTTTCAGATATTACTAGGCAAAGTGGATATCTTTTGTTTAATCAAAAGAATTTACTTGAAGCTACAATAGCCGTAAATGAAGCATATGGTACTAGTGCTATGTTGACTGAAAAAACATTAAAAGGTCAAATAGATTTAACTAAAAGATTAGGATTAACAAACGAAGAAGCTACTAAATTTACAGAATTTTCTTTAACAACAGGTAGATCACAAGAAGATATTGTTAATTCTATAGCTAAACAAAATAAAGGAATATTAAGTAATAAAAAAATATTTCAAGAAGTAGCTAAAGTTAGTGGCCAATTATATGCACAATACAAAGCTAATCCTGATGAAATAGCCAAAGCAGTTATCCAAACCCAGAAATTAGGTTTAACAATGAATCAGGCAAAACAAGCTTCTGAATCGTTATTAAACTTTGAAACTTCTATAGGTTCAGAAATGGAAGCTGAATTGTTGACTGGAAAACAGTTAAACTTAGAAAATGCAAGATACCTAGCATTACAAGGTAAATCAGCAGAAGCTGCAGCTGAATTAATGAGTAATGTAGGTAGTCTAAATGATTTTATGAATTTAAACGTTATTCAACAGAATGCATTAGCAAAATCTATTGGAATGACTTCTGATGAATTAGTTAATGCTTATAGAACACAACAAGCTATAAATAAATTAGGTACTGAAGATAAAAAAGCATATGATGAAGCTATCAAAGCTGCAATAAATAAAGGAGATATTGATAAAGCTAATGCTTTAGAAAAACAACGAAATCAAGGTAAAGAATTTGAATTAGCTAAAGTACAATTGAGTACCCAAGAAGAATTTAATACTGCTGTTGAAAAAGTAAAAGGAATATTTGCATCTATTATTGAAGGACCTCTAGGAAAAATGCTAGATGGTACTGTAAAAATGATAGATAAAATAGACAAAATACCTGGCATAGGAAAAGCATTTGAAGCTGTTGCTGGGGGTATAGGAATTTTAGCTGGGGGGACCTTATTAACCGCTTTAGTTAGTTCTTTAATTAATCCTAGAGGAACTTTTATGAACCCCATGGTAGTAACCATGAGTGGTGGATTACCAGGAATGGGAGGAGGTGGAGGCGGATTAGGAGGAGTTACTGCAGGAGGTGGTATTTTAGGTAATATGGGTAGATTAGGAGCTGCAGTTGAAGGTGGTGGTATAGGTGGAGGTCTTACAGCTTTAGGTAGAATAAGCAGCCAAGCATTAAGAGCTTCAACAAAAGGTGTAAAAAGTTTAGGATGGATAGGTGCATTAGCTGGAGGTGGTTTAGATTTATATAAACATGGTTTTACTGGTGAAGGTTTAGGCAGAGCTGCTTTATCTACTATAGGTGGTATAGGTGGTGGTGCTCTTGGAAGTATAGTTGCTCCAGGTGCTGGTACTTTTGCAGGTGGTGTTGCTGGTTCGATGCTTGGAGATTATTTAGGAGATTTAGCATTTGGAAAAGAACAACCAAAAGCTGAAGATTTCATATCAAGACCAGGCCAACCTATTCAAAGATTTAGAGCAGACGATATAATAATAGGAGGAACAAATCCTCTTGGTAGTAGCGATACAGGTGGTAATGGAGGAAATATGTCAACAGCCCTAATAAATGAAGTAAGAGAAATGAAAGCTATATTAACCCAAATATTAAATAAAGAAAGTGGAGTCTATATAGATGGAAATAGAGCGGGCCGTTCAATGGTTTTAGCAACTTCTAGACTTGGTTAATATTTATAATAAAATAAACTAAAATATGTCATCAGTTCAGCTATTATTACAAACTCAAGGATCTCGATTATCTGCTGTAAACGGTGGACCACTACCTATTAACCCACTTGCAACACCTCAATCTTTATTACACTATGATCCTACACAACCTGGATATTCTATATCAGGGAATGACTCAGCAATAGTAAACTTATATTACCAACAATATAACGTTGGTATTAATAGATCATTGCCACAGCCATCTTTACTAGATTTAAGTGGAGTAATTCCATCATATTATTATCCTAATAATGCACCTCCAGGAGCTGTATTTTAATTAATATAAATGCCACCATTAGTTTCATTAACTACTAATCTCAAAAGCTTAAAATATGGGAATGATAGGCCATATGGAGGATCTAGTAATCAACCATATATCACTACTCCTATCCCCCCACAAGATAGCGACTCTTTAAACTTAGATTCACCCGATGATCTATTAAGGGGAGGGCTTTTAGCTCCATTAAGCGCTGCTGCTGATGTTAGTAGATTAACTAAAATGTTTAGTGATACTAAATCACCTGAAGGATTATTATTCATAGCCAAACAAAATTTATTATCTAGAATTTCTGTAAAAACTGAAGCATCTAGAGGTGCTGGATATCTTGGTGGTACTCTCAATCAAGGTGCTTATACTCCCCTTTCTACATTAGCACAAGCCGGTGCTGGATTTTTAGGGACCCACGTTAATTTATTTGGATTAGACCCAACTAATTTTACAAGTATTATTAGCGATGATTTTGGTGGGTTGTTTCCTAATTTTGGTATAAACAGCTATGAAAAAACAGTTAAGCATAATAATGAAAATAATAACAATAGATTAATAAATCTATTAAATACTAAAGTAAACCTAACCCAACCAGATATAAGCGGACAAACTTTATCTAGTCTAATATTTGGAGGAGGATATAATCCTACAATATTATCATATGGTGGTGGCCCTGGTTCAGAATTAGGAATAGGTTCTACAAATATATATTTTGCAGAAGGACAAAGAACTGGAAAAGCCAGTTCAACTTTAAGCCCAAATAATGGAAATTCATTCTTTTCTAGTGAACAATTTGGGTATTATGATTATAGTATTTTTACTAATCCTAACCATGTAATATTACAAGGATCTAGAATATTTAATCCTAGAACTTTGAGTGCTCAATATTCTGCTATATTTGGCAGAGATTTATTGGATGATAATGATTTTAAAACTAACAATGATGATGGTGGATTACAAAAATTCCAAACTAGCGTATATCTATCTGGATCTTTAACAAGTGATCCTAAACTTAAAGGTAATACTGGAGTATACACTTATACTCAACAAAATATAATAGATCAAACAGCACCTCGTGAGCAAGGATTACAAGCTGATGTTAAAAACTTTGTACAAGATGTTATAGACAGTAATCCTTCTATAAGTACATCCCAATATTCCAAAGTTTTATCTAACGCGTTAGATTATTCTAAGTATAATATAGAACAGAGAGTATTCTTAGGAGATCCAGGAAAAGGTAACAATAGTACAAATGGAGGTCCAAAAAATGTATTTAGTTATGCTATAAAAGCCAACACATTAAAAGCTATAGATAAAATAAATGCTATGCCCATGTATGAAGGTACTGGACCTGATACTAATTTAGCTATAAACGATTTAGTTAAGTTTAGTATAGCAGTATTGGACAATAATAAAACAGATAATAGTGCTGTATATATGCATTTTAGAGCATTCATAAATTCATTTTCAGATTCATATGGTTCAACATGGAATCCTGTTAATTATGCTGGTAGAGGAGAACCTTTATATGGATTTGGAGGAAACTTTACCAGAAGAATAAATATGTCTTTCATAGTAGCAGCTCAATCTAAAGCAGAACTTATACCAATGTATAGAAAATTAAATTACTTAGCTTCATCTTTAGCCCCTGACTATAATTCAGGAGGATATATGAGAGGTAATTTAGTTAGAATGAGTTTAGGAGGATATTTATTTGAACAATATGGAATAATTGAATCTCTTACTTATGAAATCCCATCAGAATCAACTTGGGAAATAGGTATAACAGATAATACTAATGTAACTGGAGCTATATATGATGTTTCTGGATTTGAAGATAGAAGCGTAAAAGAATTACCTCACATGATTAAAGTAACTGGATTATCATTTATTCCTATTCATAACTTCCTTACAAGAAAAGCACTTAATCCTAATAATGCTGATGAAAGATATATAGCATTATCTGCTGATGGAACTAAAGGAAATTACAATGATGTTTATCCTTTATATACTAAAAACTAAATAGAATGAACAGATATGCTTCCATACGTACATCAAAAACAACAGATGATAATATAAGATCTATAGGTATCGTTTATGATAATACTAATTTTTATCCTGAAATTCCTTTAGACCCTAATGACATATACGTAATAACTGATTTTGGAGATAGATTAGACTTACTAGCAAACCAGTTCTATAAAGATGTAACATTGTATTGGATAATAGCGGCTGCTAACCCAGATGCTGTATCTTTTGATTCATTATTTATTACCCAAGGAACACAATTAAGAATACCTACAAACATAAACGCTGTATTAAATAGTTATAACCAATTAAATAGTCTATAAAAATGAACATTTTAGGAAATCCATTTGAACAGTGGGTCACAGATCAAATAAATTCTAGACAAACTGCTTTAGGAAAATATACAAATATTGATTCTAATACTCTTAAATTTTACTCTGCTAAAACCCCATTTCTCAGACTAGCTAGTTCTGTAGATTTGACAAACGAAGCACCTAATGATGGAACCTATCCTATAACAGCTGGGGATCAAAAAATAAGTAGTGTTCTGCAAAAGCTAACTTTACCTGAAAATTTAATTAAAGGAAGTACATTAGCAAAAAACTTTATATTACATGGAGGCGCTGTTTCTGATAATCCTCAATTTTCAGGTTTAGCATATGGGGTTAATACTTCCAATAACTTATTTCAAGGAGCATATGGTTGGGGTGGAATAAATAATAGAGGATATGTTCCTATGCCTGGTATAACCAAAGCCTCAGTACAATATTATAATAATGGTGCCCTTTCTAAAACAATTATTGATATTAAATGCTTTAGTAAAGAACAATTTCAACTAATAGATGTTTTATATCTCAGACCAGGATATACACTTTTATTAGAATTTGGATGGACTCTTTATCTTGATAATCAGGGTAATTTACAATCATTTGAAGCTTTTGATACTGAACCTTTAAGAAATTTATTAAACCCTTCTAATATGAATCAATATAAGATGTGGGATTTAATAAAAGAAGAACGCAAAACACATAATGGTAATTATGAAGCTATATTTGGTAAAATAAGTAATTTTACATGGAAATTTAATTCTGATGGAACATATGATATTCAAATCCAACTAACATCAGTTGGAGATGTGATAGAATCATTAAAAATGAATGTAGCCTCAACTTCTACTACTACTAATAATGATAGTAGTAAAAGTGATATACCATTAGTAGCCAATAAAGATAAAACCATCTTACATAATGAATTATATCTAATTTATTGGAGTAAAGTATCCCAATCACAACCTTTAAAAGTAAGTGCACAAAACCCAAATGCTGGTAAAGTATTAGCTTATAATATAGCAGCTAGTCAAAATACAACCAGTGATTGGGGAATATCTGATTTTTCTCTATATAATCCAAATGATGGAACTTTTAGCTCTACAACCTTAACTATAAGTAATGGAGTATTGAAAGTTCCTGTCAAGACTTCTTCTAAAGATAAAAACCAACGAAGTCCTCAAGTATATATTACTTTTGGAACTTTATTAGCTATAATAGAACATAAATTATTATTATACAACATTACAAACAATGTAGCAACACCCCATTTCAGATTTGATATGGATTTTAATGGATTAGACAATGACCAAAACTATATATTTAGAGTTCCAGGACAATTCTCTTCAGACCCTACAGTATGCCTTATTCCTTGGGATTATGGTATAGATGGTGAGCTAAAATATGATAGCATCAATAACAACCCTTTAAAAACTGTATTAGATAATGGAGCTGCTTGGAAACATGATGATTATTTAGGACGTTTAGCCAATATATATGTTAATATAGAATATATTGAATATGTTTTAAGTAAAGCTCCTATTGATAAAGAAACTAATTCAATTCCATTATTAGGATTTCTTAAAGAATTAATATCTGATATTTCAGAAGCTTTAGGAGGAATAAATAAAATAAGAATCCATGTTGATAATGGACTTATAAAATTTACTGAAGATATACCTCAAAACTTTACCTCAAACAGCAGTGATGCCCCAACAGGAAGCTATGCTCGTTTTAATGTTTATGGAGTTAAACCTGGTGTAGAAGGAAGCTTTATTCATACTGTTGATTTAACAACAACATTATCAAATGATTTTGCTTCAATGATATCTATTGGAGCCCAAGTAAACGGAAATCAATTATCAGAAAATGCTGTAGCATTTTCAACATATAATGCTGGATTAGTGGATAGAATAATTCCTAAAAAGGTAAATAAAACATCAACCACAGCAGCAGCAAATACAAGTAAACGAGATGAATTAGTAAATGAATTCAATAAAAATATAAATCCTGATACTAATGGTGTGTTTCAAAAAGTATACGGAAACGGAACTACAGGAAAAGCAGGAAATCTTCCTGATTTTAGTAAAGAAAATATAAGCTATTTAAAAAGCCATAACAACCAATATCTTAATCTAGTTGCTGGTGAATTATCTAAAGATTTTATTAGTAAAAACCTAAAAGGACCATTTTTCCTTCCATTCAATCTCAGTTTAAATATGGATGGATTATCAGGAATGGTACTATACCAAAAATTCTTAATAACAGATGATATTCTACCCCCATCTTATACTCAGGATGGAGTTGATCTTATTATTAGGGGAATAAATCATGAAATAACCCCTAAAGAATGGACTACAAAATTAGATACATTATCTGTTCCTGCATTCAAAACTGATAAAGTAAAACGCCCTGAACAAAAACGTTCAACAGTAACTAATACTAGAGTTGCATCCTCTCCTACTGTATCTGGTGCTACTTCTAATGCTTTAGACAAAAATGCAACTGATACTTTTTATAAACAACTATTGAATAAACTAGGAGCTCCTCAAACTGATGGAAATTTATTATTTTTAAAAGCATGGAGACAAGCTGAAGGTGGGATGGCTAAATATAATCCATTCAATACTACACTTCGTTTATCTGGATCTACAACATATAATACGGTTGGAGTACAAAATTATAGCGATATAAATCAAGGAGTCCAAGCTACAGCAGATACATTAACAAAAAGTGGAGGATATTATAATGGCATTGTTTCTGCTCTAGTACAAGGAATATCAAGTCAAAAAGAAGCTCAATCTTTAGCAACATCATTACAACAAAAAGGAAAGAGTTTGTATATATGGCAAAAAGGTCCTAATGCTACAGACCCATTCCTTCAAGGATATGTAGCTGCAGTATTACAATATACTGTTTCTGATGTACCTATTTATGGATAATTAAATATTTATACTCATGTATATCCCTCAAAACAGAATAATAACTAATCAATTTGCTTATAGCGGTCAATTTATTTATAAAAATAGCCAAAAACCATATTCAGGATATTACTGGAAAAGCTATGATGGTTCTTATTATACAGGAAAAACACCTAATGAGAAGCCTAATGATGAAATAGAACCAATAAACCAAACATCAAATAATACAACAAATAATAGCACGTCTCAAATAGCTGTAACAGAAATACCATCATACTATTCCCAATTAAATGTAGGATCATATAGTGATACATTAATAAGTGAATATACATCTATAAAAAAAATAAATATAAATACAGATACAAGTAAACAGGTACCTAATTCATACTTTCCTAAACCATCTCAAGATGATTATAATATAGGAAGTTTTACACGATACTTTTTAGCTAAAATAAATGAAAATACATGGATAGAAGTTGATTCTCCCACGTATAATGCAATTAGTAGCCAAAGTAATAGCTGGTTATGGGAATTATTTATACCTGTAAGTTTAACGTGGACTTTAACGGGAAATGACGAGCTATCTGTGTATAAGATTAATCAAAAAATAGTAGTATTAACCGAACAACGTCTAAAGCGAAAAGGATTAGCATTATTTTTAAAATTAAATTTTGCTCAATTTTTTCAAAAGAGTTAATATATTTATATCTAGTAAATCATAACTAAATAAACATGAAATTTAAAATACCATCATTATTAAGCATATTAACCGAAGGAGAACCAATATCTACTCAAGTATATAACAAATATGTTGTTGTAGATGAACATGATCCTGAAGTTTTTCATATAGATCCTAAGAAAATGTATGATTATTTAAAAAGATTTGATGATAAAGATGTAGATGCTGAAGCTTTTATGGATGATGAAAAGGGATTTATAGAATCTGAATCATATTATAACCATCCTGAAAATTCTACTGATAAAGAAATAGAAAGATACTTTAAACAAGAAATGAGCTATTACTTTTTCAGTAATTCATATGAATTAGGGTAAAAAAATTTAAATATATTTTTTAATAAGGCTTGGATTTCCAAGCCTTTTTTATTATATTTACGCCAAATATAAAAGGTTATGTATTGGCTAATAGAACAAAACAATCAATTAGATGAATTTAAGTCCAATAAATTTGAAGAAGTATTTATTGAAATTATCCCTTTTAACAATAATACCCATCCTGCTCAAAATCACATATCTCTTATTTACATAAGACCATTAAATAGTACTAAAGGATATATAGTATCTATTGATCATAGTGAAACTATGTTGTTAAATCAAGAGGATGTTATAGATGCTATTAAAGATATAAAGAAAATATATGTAAGGGATAAAAAAGAATTTTTACATTACATAGTACTACCAAACTTATACGATATAACTTTATTTCAATCAAATTATCAAATAGTCTTTACTAAAGCTCACGAATATTTTTATAATCATCATTCTACTAAAAAAGACATAAACAGAATCATACCAGTAGTAAAACACTATGAATATTGTGAACAAATATACAATGATCTAAAACATAATATACATGAACCAATTAACCAATTCTATAACAATAGAGTATCCGTGGTTTTCAACGCCATTGAACGGATGGGAGTACGAGTACAAACAGAACAATTCCAAACTAAATTTCACCCTATTGAAGGTGAATATGTCTTCACTCAATACAACTTTAAAACTACATCAACTCGCCCCTCCAACAGATTCGGCGGAGTAAATTACTCGGCTCTCAATAAAGATGATAATACTAGGGAAATTTTTATCCCTAGAAATAGTAAGTTTATTGAATTAGATATAAAAGCATATCATCCTACATTACTTGCAAGCCTAATAAAACATGACTTTGGCCAAACAGATGTACATCAAGCTTTTGCTGATATGTACCAAGTTGATTATAAAAAAGCCAAAGAAATAACATTCCAGCAATTATATGGAGGTATATTTCCCCAATATAAAGAATTAGAATTTTTTAAGAAAACCCAGCATTATACTGATGAGTTATGGGAACATTTTGATGTTGCTGGGTATGTTGAATGTCCTATTTCAAAACATAGGTTTGAAAAGAGCAAGCTAACAGATATGAATCCATCAAAATTGTTAAATTATGTTTTACAAAGATTTGAAACAGTAAATAATGTGAATATAATTTGGGATATGTTTAAGATATTGAGAAATAAAAATACAAAGTTAATATTGTATGTTTATGATTCATTTTTGTTAGATTTTGATGAAAACGAATCGTTTTTATTAAATGATATAATAAATATATTCAAAAAATACAATTTGAATGTTAATATAAAAGAAGGTGTAAATTATAATTTTAAATAAAAAACAACATATGTATAATATAGTATACGATTATGATCAATTAGAGTTAGAAGAAATGACTAATAAACTTTTTTGCACTTTTACCCCCATAGATGAATTAGATTTTTTATTAGAAAATATAAAATCAAGATACAGTATAATGTACAATAAAATATTTGTACTTCATATTGAAAACAATAATGAATACGCTTGTACCTATAATGTAGACAACGGTAATGTTAAAGACATAATCAATAATACAATATTAGTACATCGTAAGAAAGAATATAATGTTTTATATACTATTAATTCTATAAACGAACTTATTAAAAGTTTAAATAATGGTGTAATTGATAGACAATTCCCAATAGACTGGAAAAATTATAAAAATAGTATATTACTTACCCAAAATGGAGGACTAAAACAACTCAATACAAAAATATACAAAATAATAGAAATATGAAACAAGATAACAGAATTAAAAGATTAATAAAAGAAGCCCTAAGCCCAGCATTAGTTGCTACCGGAGGATTTCGTCGTATAATAATATCATCTAGTAAATCTGAAGATATTAAATCAAATATAGAAAAACTAATGGCTCGCCCAGAAATAAAACATGATTACCCTGTTAAATTTTCTATAAAACCTGGTGCTAAACCTAATACAATCGTTGTAGATTTAGACGGGCAAGGAATTACAGGAATAACTAATAAAGTAAAAGATGAAGCCTTAAAATTGGATAAAGGTGCTGACGTTAAAATAAGAACAGAAGTCAAACTTAAAGATCCATCTAAAATAAAAAAATAGGTTTTTTAATGTTCAAACTACTCGACATATTATTAGAAGATGAGAACATTTTAATCCCAAGGCGTTCTAAAGAAGAACGTTCTAAGAACCATCTTATAGCCGTTCAAAAACAGATTCAACAATACATCAAGGATGGCAGCAAAGGTAGTTTAGATTTATCTAATACACCAATAGAATCCTTACCTGATAATTTAACGGTTGGAGGTTATTTAGATTTAAGAGATACACCAATACAATCATTGCCAAAAAATTTGAATGTTGAGAACAGTTTAGATTTAACAGATACACTAATAAAATCATTACCAAATGATTTAAAAGTTGGAGGTGGTTTATTCATAGAATATACTCCATTATCTAAAAAATATACCAAAGAAGAAATTAAAAAAATGGTACCTAATGTAAAAGGTTTTATTTATATTTAAACATATCTTTTAAATACATTTGGAAATCCAAATTTTTTTTATTATAATAAGTTATTAACAAATCAAAATAAAAATTTTATGAATTTAAACGAAGTAAAACGTAAGTTAGACTCTCTTACTAAGACCAAAGGGTCTAGTACTAGTGAAAAGAAAAATGTTTTTTTTAAACCTTCCATAGGTAAACAAGTTGTCAGAGTTGTACCTTCTAAGTACAATAAAGATATTCCATTTACAGAAATGGCTTTTTATTATGAGATGGGTAAAATCAAATCATTAGCTTCTCCATCTAATTGGGGTGATAAGGATCCTATCAAAGAATTTACTAAACAATTACGTCAAAGCAATGATAAGGAAAATTGGCGCCTTGCTAAAAAATTAGATCCAAAAACTAGAGTTTTTGTTCCTGTAGTTGTACGTGGTGAAGAATCAGAAGGAGTTAAACTATGGCAGTTTGGTAAAGAAACATATCAAGACTTTCTAAATCTAGCCGCAGATGATGATATTGGTGATTTTACAAACATACTTGAAGGAAGAGACATTAAACTTAATACTGTAGGCCCTGAAGTTACAGGAACCTCTTATAATAAAACAACTATAAGTCCAGCATTAAAAACATCTGTTCTATCTGAAGATAAAGAAGAAGTTAAAAAATTCCTTGAAGAACAACCAGACCCACTTCAGATATTTAAAAAATTCACATTTGAAGAAGTAAAACAAGCTCTTCAAGATTGGCTAACTCCGGAAGAAGAAACTGAAAACCCAGAAGAAAAAGTAACTGAACCTGTTGAAGAAGTTAAAGAAACAAAACCAGAGCCTAAAAAATCTAGTTATTCTTTAAAAGATAATACTAAGAAAAACAAATCAACTGAATTTGACAGTTTATTTGATGATGATGAAGAATAATTAAATAATTAATTTTAAAAATTTATAATATGGCAAGAAAGAGTGGTGCCTCTTTAGCGGAGGCTGCATCCTCAGAAATTAAAAAAGATTTTAACCTTGATAGTTTTAAAAATAAAAAAGGATTAGAATCTTCTACAAAATTTAAAGAACAAAAATGGATACCTATATCTGATGCTCTAAAAGATGCTTTATCTATCCCTGGAATACCAGTAGGACATATAACAATAGCTAGAGGTGGTTCTGATACTGGAAAAACTACTTTGTTAATAGAAACAGCAACACAAGGACAAAGTATGGGATTATTGCCTGTGTTTATTATTACTGAGATGAAATGGGATTTCCAACATGCTAAAAAAATGGGATTTCAAGTTGAAGAAGTAGTAGATAAAGAAACAGGAGAGCTGTTGAATTATAAAGGATTTTTTATATATGTTGACCGTAGTACATTACATACTATTGAAGATGTTGCAGCTTTTATAATCGATTTGTTGGATGAGCAAAAGAAAGGTAACTTACCGTATGACCTATTGTTTTTATGGGATTCTGTAGGATCAATGCCTTGCCAACTTAGTGTAGATCAGGGAAAAAACAATCCGATGTGGAATGCAGGCGCTATGGCTACACAATTTGGTAACTTTGTAAATCAGAAATTTCCTTTATCTCGTAAAGAAAATTATCCATATACAAACACATTCTTTATAATTAATAAAACTGGTGTTCAACCCGCTTTAAGACCTATGGAACAACCAAAACGAACAAATAAAGGGGGTGACACTATGTATTGGGATGCTTCATTAGTATTTACATTTGGTAATGTTACAAATAGTGGAACTTCTAAAATACAAGCAGTTAAAAATAAAAAGAATGTAGAATTTGCTAAAAGAACCAAAATAGCAATAGATAAAATACATATTGGAGAAGGAATAGCTACTAAATCAACAGTAATAGTTACACCTCATGGATTTATTCCAGATACTCCATACGCTATAACAGATTATAAAAAACAACATTCTAGCGAATGGTTTACAGACAACCCAGGAGAAATAGAAATAGTAGAAGATACTTCAGAATGGGAAGAATCACAAAATTTATCTATAACTGATATAAGCGACACAGAAACAGAACAATAATGAATAATAAAGACCTACTCAACCTGCTTGATGGAATACAAGAGCAAAACGAAAACAATGATAATGAACGAATACTTCTTGTGGATGCCTTGAATTTATTTTTTCGAAATTTTGCTGTATTAAATATGATTAATCCTGAAGGAAATCATATTGGCGGGTTGGGTGGTTTTTTTAGATCATTAGGAGGATTAATTAAACATTTACAACCAACAAAAGTATATATTATATTTGATGGTATTGGTGGTTCAAATAATAGAAAAAATCTTATTCCTGAATATAAATCTGGTAGAACACAACGTATTACTAATTGGGATGTGTTTGAAGATCAAGATGATGAAAATGAGTCTAAAGTAAATCAAATAGTAAGAATAATACATTATTTGAAAATACTGCCTGTTAGAATGGCTGTTTTAGACAAAGTAGAAGCTGATGATATTATAGCATATTATAGTACATCACTTATTAAACATCCTAACGACAGAATATTTATAGTTTCATCAGATAAAGATTATATTCAACTAATAAATCAAAATGTAGTAGTATATAATCCATTAGAAAAAGAAATACTTACAGATACTTCTATAAGACACAAATATAAAATACCATCTCATAACTTTATAATATATAAAACTCTACTTGGAGACAATTCAGATAAAATCAGAGGAGTTAAAGGATTAGGAGATAAAAAACTACTCAAACTATTCCCAGAACTAGCATCAGATAAAAAAATAACTTTAGATGATATATATGACATAAGTGCTTCTAAACTAAAAGATCATGTAATTTATTCTAGAATAGTTCAGAGTATAAGTGAATTAGAAACACATTATAAGGTTATGGATTTATCAAATCCTATGGTGGATGAACATGAAAAAGCAGTATTAGATGAAATGGCATCATCCAAACTACCTAATTTTATACCTGAAAGATTTAAGGTTTTGTATAATGAAGATAACATTGGAGGGATAATAAAGAATGTAGATTATTGGTTGAAAGAAACTTTTCAAGAATTAAAAAAATAAACACAAATAAATAATGGCAGCACTTTCTACAATGGAAGAGTATGGTTTAGGTTTTCAAACTAAAGTAATATCATCCCTTTTAACACATAAAGAGTTTCTTGTAAACATACATGATGTTTTAAGTGATGAATATTTCAATAACCAAGCTCAAAAATGGATTATAAAAGAAATAATAGAATACTATGAAAAATATCATTGTAATGTATCAATAGAAATCTTAAAAACAGAATTAAAAAAGATAGACAATGAAATTTTAAAAATAGCTATTAAAGAACAATTAAAAGAATCATATCATGCTTCTGAAGATGATTTGAAGTATGTACAAGAAGAATTTTCTAATTTTTGTAAAAATCAACAATTAAAAAAAGCACTTCTTAACTCTGTAGATCTATTGAAAAATGGTGATTATGACTCAATTCGTCATCTTATAGATAATGCTTTAAAAGCGGGTCAAGATAAAAATATGGGTCATGAATATAATAAAGACATAGAATATAGATTTAGAGAAGACAGCAGAATGGTTATTCCTACTCCATGGGATGAAATAAATAATCTACTTCAAGGTGGATTAGGAACCGGTGATTTTGGCTTAATATTTGGTAATCCTGGTGGTGGTAAATCATGGACTCTAGTAGCTTTAGGTGGATGCGCCGTTTCTTTAGGATATAATGTAATACATTATACTTTAGAATTAGGAGAAGATTATGTTGGAAAAAGATATGATTCTTTCTTTACAGAAATAGATGTAAGAGAAATATCTAAACATAGAAGTGAAGTTGAACAAACTGTATCTGAATTGAAAGGAAACCTAATAATAAAAGAATTCCCAGCATATAGAGCCACACCATATACAATAGAAGCTCACATAAAAAAAGTAGCTAGTTCAGGTATCAAACCAGATTTAATTATTATAGACTATGTAGACTTACTATCTACAAAGAAACGAACTTCTGATAGAAAAGAAGAAATAGATGATATTTACATCAGTATAAAAGGTTTAGCACGTGAACTTTCAGTACCTATATGGTCAGTATCTCAAGTAAATAGAACTGGAGCTAAAGAAAATGTTATAGAAGGAACTTCAGCTGCTGGATCTTATGATAAAATGATGGTTACTGATGTATGTATATCATTATCTAGGAAAAAAGAAGATAAAACTGATGGAACTGGAAGATTTCACATAATGAAAAACCGTTATGGTCCTGATGGTATGACTTATAATATGTTAGTGAATACTTATATCGGCGAATTTGAAATAACAGGTGAATATACCGAAGGTGAAGAAGCAACATATTCTAAATCAGCTAAAGAAGAAAAAGAAACACTAGATAAAAAATCATTAAAAAATAAATTTTTTGAATTAAACGTATAATAAAATGTCAATAACAACACCACGCCACTACTACAAACCATTTGAATATCAACAAGCTTTTGATTTCTATGAAAAACAACAACAGGTACATTGGTTACCTAGCGAAGTACCTCTTGCATCTGATCTAAATGATTGGAAACTCAAACTAAGCGACTCAGAAAAAAATCTGATAGGAAACATATTAAAAGCTTTTGCCCAAACTGAAGTTCATGTAAATGATTATTGGTCATCTAAAGTTTCACAGTGGTTTCCTAAACCTGAAATAGTAGCTATGACTTCAACCTTTGGTTCATTTGAATCTATTCATGCTCATGCATATGCTCGTTTGAATGAAGAATTAGGACTAGAGGATTTTAAAGCTTTTATGGAAGATGAAGCTTCAAAAAGTAAAATAGAACGTTTACTTGAAGTAAAATATGATAACATTGAAGAAAAAGCACAATCTTTAGCGATATTTTCCGCGTTTACTGAGGGAGTTAATTTGTTCTCATCATTTGCCGTGCTTATGAGTTTTCAATTGAGAAATCTAATGAAAGGCACGGGACAAATAGTAGCATGGTCTGTAAGAGATGAAAGTCTTCATTCAAAAGCCGGATGTTGGTTGTTTAGAACTCTATTAGAAGAGCAACCTAGTCTTAATACTCCCCAACTAAGAGACAAAATAATTGAAGCTTGTGAACTATCTGTTAAGTTGGAATATGATTTTATTGATAAAGTATTTGAGATGGGTAATCTTGAAAATCTAACTAAAGAACAACTTAAAAACTTCATCAAAGCTAGAGCAAATGAAAAAATGATTGAATTAGGATATAATGCTATATATAATGATGTTGATCCTAATCTACTAAAACAAATGGATTGGTTCGGACATTTAACTAGTGGTGTAGAACAGCAAGACTTTTTTGCAGGAAGAGTTACATCTTATTCTAAATCTATTGCAGATTGGTCTGATCTATAAATATTTATTAATACAAACAAACAAAATATAAATGAGTGCAGAAATTGACACAAGTAAATGGGTGAAAGGCAAGGACTACCCTACCTGGATGGACGAAATAGGAATAAACATGATCTCAAAAGGTTATTTATTACCAGACGAAAATGTTTTTGATGCTTTTAAACGTGTTAGTAAAGCTGCTGCACGAAGACTAAAACGTAAAGACTTACAACCATACTTTTATGAAGCCTTAACAAAAAACTGGCTATGCTTAGCATCTCCAGTATTATCTAATTTAGGAACTGAAAGAGGGATGCCTATCTCTTGTTTTGGTATAAATGTTGGAGATTCTATAGAAGGAATAGCAAACGCTAACTCAGAACTTATGCGTTTATCATCCCAAGGTGGTGGAGTTGGAATTGGAACTTCACGTATTAGAGGTAGAGGTAAACCTATTAAAGATAATGGAGTATCTGAAGGTGTAGTTCCATGGTGTAAAATATATGATTCAACAGTATTAGCCACTAATCAGGGTTCTGTCCGTAGAGGAGCAGCATCTGTTAATCTTAGCATCAACCACCCAGATATTGAAGAATTTTTAGGTATTCGTAGACCTAAAGGTGATATAAACCGCCAATGTTTGAATCTTCATCAATGTGTTGTTATAGATGACACTTTTATGCATAAATTAGAGAAAAAAGACGCTAAAGCTTCAAAATTATGGGGTGAAATATTAAAGACTCGTCTAGAAACTGGAGAGCCTTACATAATGTATGAAGATAATGTAAATAATAATAACCCACAAGCATATAAAAATAATAATCTAAATGTAGAATTTACAAATATATGCTCAGAAATAACACTTTATTCTGATGATCTGCATTCATTTATTTGTTGTTTATCATCATTGAATTTAGCTAGATGGGATGAATGGAAAGATTATAAGTTTGAAAATGATATGTCTCTACCTGAATTAACTTGTTGGTTTTTAGAGGGTGTATTGCAAGAATTTATAGATAGAGCTAAGAATATGAAATTTATGGAAAACACTGTTCGTTCTGCTATAAAAGGTAGAGCAATAGGAATAGGTGTTTTAGGATGGCATACTCTATTACAGTCTAAAGGCTTATCTTTTGTAGGTATTCAAGCTAATTCATTAACACGAATAATATCTGAATTTATACAAACTGAAGCATTAAAAGCTTCTAAAGATCAAGCCGAACTATATGGTGAACCAGAATGGTGCAAAAACACAGGACTAAGACACACACACCATATGGCTATTGCTCCAACAGTATCTAATGCTCACATTTCAGGCGGAGTTTCACCTTCAATAGAGGCATTACCTGCAAATGTTTATAATTTAAAAACAGCTAAAGGTGTTTTTATTAAAAAGAACAAAATGCTAGAAGATATATTACAGAAAAAAGGATATAATATCGATAGTGTATGGGATCAAATACTTAGAGATAAAGGATCAGTAATGGGTTTACCTGATTATATATTAAGCGCTGAAGAAAAAGAAGTGTTTCTTACATTTAAAGAAATAAACCAAATGGAAATTGTTAGACAAAACGCCATTAGACAAAAATATGTAGATCAAGCTATATCTTTAAATTTATGTTTTGATCCTAATGATTCTCCTAAATTTATAAGCAATGTGCATAAAGAAGCATGGAAATCAGGAATAAAAACATTATATTATCTTCGTACAGAAAGTGTATTAAGAGGAGATAATTTACAACGTCTTAGTGAATGTGTTAGTTGCGAAGCTTAACTTATTAAAATATAAAACATGATAAATAGCAGAGATTTAAAATTAATAGATATATTATTTAAACATTATGGAGATGAAATGAAACTCAATATTGAAGAGGGTCTAATAAAAACTACAGACATAAATCAAACAATTCATTTATTAAAAAAACAATTTAAATTTATATTTACAATTGATAAAGATGCTAATACATTTAATATAAACATTGAAAAAGCTAACAAAAAAGAAGTTGATGATCTATTAAAAGCTATAAATAACTTAGGATGGTTCCCGGCCTATATGTATACACCTGAATATAAAGGTAAATGGAGTGAAAGTAAAATTATGTTTGATGAATCTCTTGTTATTAATTTTGAAGCTAAATATGATATTTACATAGAAAAAATACCTGAATTTCTTTATCATGTTGCTCCTGAAAAAAATTGGGCAAAAATAGAAAAAATAGGATTAACTCCAAAATCAAGATCTAAACTATCTTATCATCCTGACAGAGTATATTTAGCTAAAACTGAAAAAGATGCTAGATTTTTAGTTCCTAAATTTAAAGCTAATACTAAAAATGGAGATTGGGTCTTATTAAAAATTGATACTAGTTATACACCTTATATTAGACTATATCAAGACCCAAATTATAAACAAGGATATTACACGATGAATAATATCCCCCCATCAGCTATAACAAAAATTGAAGACATAAATATATAAAATGAGTAAAAAAATACTTCCTTATATAGTAGCATTATCTGCTTTATCATTATCAGGATCTGCAGCATACTATTCTGTAAGTGGTCTTAGTAAATTATTTGCTGGAGCTGGTGTGGGGATAATAATATTGGCTACTTCACTTGAAATATCTAAATTAATTATAGCTTCATTATTATACCAATATTGGGATTCTATTAATAAGATATTAAAAACATATCTAACTATAGCATGTATTATATTAATGGTAATTACTTCTATAGGTGTGTATGGATTTTTATCATCAGCTTACCAAGAAACATCAAATAAATTAAGTAATACTGATTTAAAAATAGAATTGATACAAACAAAAATAAATTCATTAAATGAACAAAAAAATGAATATATTGTTGAAAAAAATAACATAAGCAAAAGTACATCAGAATTACGTTCAGGACTAGCAAATAATAAACTTTCATATACTGATACAAAAGGACATTTAGTAGTAACTTCATCCGAATCTGATAGAAAATCTCTTGAAAAACAACTAAATAATTCATTGACAAGACAAGAAAATATTAACAATAGACTAGATAGTATTGACTCTAAAATTCTTGATCTCCAAAATCAAGTATTTGATACTAAATCAAAATCTATAACAACCAATGAACTAGGCTCTCTAAAATATCTTGAAAAATTAACTAAAATTCCAATGGATGAAATAGTTAATATATTAATTCTTACTATAATATTAGTATTTGATCCTTTAGCTATATCTTTGGTTATAGCTGCTAATTTTATATTTGCTCAAAATAAAAAAACAAACACCCAACCTAAGGAAGATGTAGAACAAATAGTTCAACAAATAAGAGAAGACCCTGAAGTAATAAAAGAAATAGAAGATTCAAGACTTATAAGAAAAAATGATAATTTTAATACACTTTTCTAAAAAATAGTTTGGAATCTTAAAAAAGTTTTAGTATATTAAAAATAAAAGTTAATGAAAAAAATAAAAGTATTTCATGAAGCCCCATTATGTCTCATGAATCATGTAAGAGAAGAAACAGATGGAGATTATTGCCTTCCTCACCTATTAGATTCAAATGAAGGATATAAAAAATTCTTCTATGAATCAAAAGAAAAGGAAAGATACATATTGATGGATAATTCTCTTCATGAATTAGGTCATGCATATGATAAAGATCGTTTGTTATTTTGGATAAATGAATTGAAACCAAACGCATTTTTTATTCCTGATGTTTGGAGTAAATGTACTGACTCTATAGTAAATGCTAGAGAATGGGCTCAAATAGAATTTCCTGAAGGTGTAGACAAAATAGCTATAGTACAAGCCAATAATTTGACAGAAACTGTAACTTGTGTTCAAACATATCTAGATTTAGGATACAAACGTTTAGCTTTTACATATGGCCTTCCATATTATGATACTCTTAATTTCCATCCTGATAAAGATATTAGAAAAGCTTTAGGACGAGTACAAGTTATATCTTGGTTATATGATAAAAATGTTATAAATAAATATCACAGAATACATTTGCTTGGCACATCATGTCCTTTTGAATTTTCTCTTTATAAAGACATAGAATGTATACACTCCATAGACACTTCTAATCCAGTAATGACTGCTCTAGAAGGAATTCATTATAATCATTTAGGAATACATTCAAAACCTAAATTAAATATGAATAATTGCTTTGATATGCCTATAGAAAAAGTAAATATGGGTATATTAAATTATAATATAAAAGCATTTAGAAACATTGTAAAATACTAAAAATGGAAAATAAAACAGAATTTATGTCTCTGTATGAGTACAGAAACAACAAAAAGGATACTGATGGAACTGGAAAAAGATTGTATAATTTTGCTAGATCTATCAATGCTCCTATTAGTGAAAAAATAGTCCCCCATTCAGCATATAATGGTGGTAGAATTTTTACATATCCAAAACAAGTAATTGAATCTTTTTTTAATTTAGAAAAATATATTAACCAATAAACAATAAAAAATGGAAAACACAGACAGAAAGTTTGCAGTACTATCGTTGAGTGGAGGAATGGACTCAAGTACTCTTTTACTTCATCTCTTAGCTTCAGGATATGATGTAACATGCCTCTCATTTGATTATGGACAAAAACATAAAGTAGAACTAGAAAGAGCAACAGAATTAGTTAAACATTTAAATGGTTATATTGAAGTAGATGAATCAAGTAAAACATTTGATTATCCATTCTATATTAAACATCAAATAATTAAATTAGATGGACTATCAAGCTTATTAAATTCATCTTTAGTTAGTGGAGGAAATGATGTACCTGAAGGACATTATGAAGCTGAAAATATGCGTGAGACTGTTGTACCTAATCGCAATAAGATATTCAGTAGTATAATTCAAGCCGTTGCTTTATCTATAGCTGAAAAAAATAACACAAATTGTGTTGTAGCATTAGGAATCCACGCTGGTGATCACCAAATTTATCCTGATTGTAGACAAGAGTTTCGTGATGCTGATTATGAAGCTTTTAAATTAGGAAATTGGGGAAGTGAAAAAGTAACATATTATACACCATTTTTAGAAATAGGCAAATATGAAATTCTTCAACATGGTCTACAATATTGTGAACAAATGAATCTTGAATTTAATGATGTATATAAACTTACTAGTACATCATATAAACCATATCCTTCAGGAAATAGTGATTACAAATCAGCATCTTCAGTAGAAAGAATAGAAGCATTTATTAAACTAGGACTTCCTGACCCAATAACTTATGAAGATGAAACAGGTGTTGTTTCTTGGAATGATGTTGTAAAGCATGTAAGCGAAGTACTATCAGAACATAAAGTACATTCTTAAAATGAAATATATTGAACCTAAAGAAGCATGGATGTACATACAAGCAACAGATGGTTCATCCCATAACGCGGAATACTATACTAGAATTCCACAAGAAAACGGATGGGAAGAAATAATATATTTACATGAACCTATTGTAGATCCTTCAGGAGCTATCCGTAAACCAGAATGGGTATATGTTTTAGTAAATCAATCAATGCCTGGTATGGTTAAAATAGGAATGACAACAAGTACTGTAGAAGAAAGAGCTAAACAAATAAATGCAGCAACTGGTGTTCCTACACCCTGGATACCTGTATATAAATTTAGATGTTATGGTTCAAGATATTTAGAACAAGAAGTTCATAAATACCTAAATCAAAACAGAATAAATGATCATAGGGAAATGTTTGATATAGATGCTATTACTGCACAAAAAGTAATTGAAAGAATAGGAGTCCCATATGCAAATGCTTTGTATGTTGCTTCTGAAATAAATAAAATTTAAAAACAAAACAAAAATAAAATACAATGAAGACTATCAAAAAAGGGTTGGAGTACAAAAGAGTAAATGAAACAGAAGCTGAAGCATTTGTTTCTGTAAAAGGATGGAAATACTGTCCAAAAAACGAATGGAAAACAAACATTAGAGACTTTAACAAAAAACAAGTTATAGAAACAGCAGTAGTTACAGAAACAACAATAGCTGAACCTAAGCCTAAAAAAACTAAGAAAAATGGAAAATAAATTATTAATATCAAGTGACTTTTATTCAGTACAAGGTGAAGGTAAATCTACAGGTGTTCCTTCCTATTTTGTTAGATTGGCATTATGTAATCTTCAATGTGGAATGTCTGCTAAATTTTTAGGACAACTTAAAAAGAATAAAGAATTAGCAGATGGTGAAATATTCAAAGGTGATTTAGAACTTGAAGGTAAAGCTACTTGGACTTGTGATAGTACATCACAATGGGCTTGGAGAGGTGAAGAAAAAACTTTTCAATATTTAATTGACGAGTGGAAATCTCAAGGTATTTACGAAGACATTAACAGTGGCTTAATACATATCATTTGGACTGGTGGTGAGCCTACAATGCTTAAACATCAAGAAGCAATTACAAAATTTCATGACTACTTATATAAACTAAATGACAATAATGAAGCTTTAGAATATATTAAAAGTTATTATGATATACAGTCTGGAAAGCAATTTGTCAAAACACCGACATATGACGAAATAGAAACTAATGGTACTATCTATATTAATGATGAATTGTTTTTTATACTAGACCAAATTAATTGCTCACCTAAACTAAAAAATTCAGGACAAGCAGATAATAAAAGAATTGTTCCGGAAGCTATTAAACGTATAATGGAACATAAAAATTATCAATTCAAGTTTGTAATTTCAACTGAAGAAGATGTAAAAGAAGTATTTACAGATTTTATTGAACCTTTTAATATCCCTTTGAAGAATGTAGTTTGCATGCCTGGATTAGATTCACAAGCCGACTTTCATGAACGTACTCAATTTGTATTTGAAATGGCTAAAAAATATAAGTTTATTGGTTTGTCACGCCTTCATATTAGTGCTTACGACAAGACTCTCAATGTTTAGTATATATACAACAATTAAATAACAATTAAATAAATAATATGTGCGTAGTATCTATGGTAGGCGATCATTATTCTGAAAAATGGAGATGGGTAGAGCCTCACATTCAACCTACAATTACAAATATACCTCCAGGTAATAACCCATTTGTATCAAAACCAGATACGTTTAGATGGCCAACAGGTGTATCAAACGAAGAATTTCAAGAACTTAAAAAAGAAGTACTTGAAATGAAAGAGTTGCTTAAAAAAGCAATTAGATATGATGAAATACATAACCAACCTGAATGTGAAGTAGAAGAAAAAATTGAACTTCTAAAAAAAGTTGCAGAGTTAGTAGGTGTAGATTTAAAAGATATTTTTAAAGAAAAACAATAACTTTGTCTTTTTCAAAAATTCTTATTATATTTACAATATGAAAAAGAAAATAGAAAAAGAGCAACTATACGTTGTACTAGATTCATACAATCAAGTATTTGCAGGATTTAGATATGGTGAATTTTATTTTTCCTCTGACTGGTCTGAATATCAACCTGTAAGAATGTCTGGTACAAAATATCTTAAAAGCAAAATAAACGAATTAATTAAAGAACAAGATTTTATAATATGAAAAAACTCCTCTACTTTAGTTCTAATACATGCTCACCATGTAGAACTTTCAAACCAATTATGCAACAGGTTTCTCAAAACATACCTGTAGATTTTATTGATACTGATCAAAATAGTGTGTTAACTGTAAAATATAACATCCGTAGTGTGCCAACAGTAGTACTTGTAAATAGTGGTACTGAATTAAAACGTTTTACAGGTGTAAGGAATAAACAAGAAGTAATTAACTTTTATAACAATTAATATGAAAAATACCCAATATATAACACGTAAAGGTAACTTTGACTCCGGTCATAGAGTTATGAATGAATTTATGAAATGTTTTAATATTCATGGTCATACCTATTTATATGAACTTACCTTTTCTTTTGAAAGTATGGAAGAAATAGGATACGCTATTGATTTTAAAGAAATTAAACGTGTGTTCTGTCAATGGATAGATGATATAATAGATCATGGAATGATATTAAATCCTAAAGATTCTAAACTAATAGAAACTACCTGTGAATATAAAACTAAACTATGGTTAATGAGCCTAAATGGAGCAGATGAATATTGCAATCCATCAGTAGAAAACATTGCTAAAGAAATATTTTTAGCTATGGAAATACTATCAAATACTCTATACAAAGATTCTAAGACAGGTTTAAAAATACATAAAGTAACCATCTATGAAACTCCAAACTGCTATACAGAATGTTTAGCAGAAAGTATTTCTACTAAAGAATGGAACAATTTTAATTTAAAAAGAAAACACGAAATATCTGAATATGCTAAAGCAAAAGGTGTATTAGAATATGACGATAGAAAAAAATAAATAAACAATAAATAATAAAAAATGGAATTACTTAAAAAAGCAAACGAAAATCAACCTCGTACTCCTCTTGAAATTGAATTTATGCTTAAAAAAGCATCTGAACATTATGGTGAATTCTTGAAAGCAGTAGGCTTTGATTATGAAGCCGATCCTCAAACAATATCTACTCCTAAACGTGTAGCTAAAGCCTGGTTAAAAGATCTTATTGTAGGTTCTGTAACAGAGGGACCTAGCATTACTGTATTTCCTAATGAAGAAAATTATGATGGGGTTGTTATACAAACAGGAATACCTGTAGTATCACTTTGTGCCCATCATAATTTACCATTTACAGGATATGCATCAGTAGCATATGTCCCTTCACAAAAAGTAGTAGGATTATCTAAACTTAACCGCGTTGTAGATTGGTTTGCTCGTCGCCCACAAATGCAAGAATCATTAACCCAACAAATACATACATTCCTATCAGAAAAACTAGAATGTAATTCAGTAGCAGTTAGTATTGCTTCTAAACATATGTGTTGTTCTAATAGAGGAATTAAACATCCTACAAGTACAATGACTACTAATAAATTTAGTGGTGTGTTTATGGAATCAAACAACATGATCCGAGAAGAATTTTTACACGCCATTTCAAAAAACGGCCATAACCTTTAAATACTAGAAATATGAAAACGATACCTTTTATTAGTGAAGTAGAGATTTTTAATGAAACCATGGGTAAATCTGAATCAAATAGTCATACTCCCACTATACCTGATACTAAATCCTGGATGTTCATTTATAATTTTATTTTAGAAGAATTAAATGAATATAAAGAAGCTTGTGAGGATGGAGATATAATAGAAGTAGCTGATGCTCTTGGAGATATAATGTATGTTTTATGCAATGGTATTATGCAACATGGCCTAAAAGATAGATTCCAAGATTTATACAATGAAATACAACGTTCTAATCTATCTAAAGCATGTAGTAGTGAACAAGAAGCTATTGAAACTGCAAAACATGAAGCTGAGAGAGTAGGTGAAGCTACCTATTTTGAACAAATAAAAGAAAATGTTTGGGTAGTATACAGACAAAGAGATAAAAAAGTACTAAAATCTATAAACTATTTCAGACCAAATTTAGCACAATTCTTTACTAAAGAAGAAATAGAAAACTGCACAAACAAATAAATGTATCAAGCTCTTTATTATGTCCGAGACAAAAACGATCCAGATGCTTATCATTACTTCTTACGTGATGATAAGAAACACATTTCTAAATTCAAATATAATCCAACATTATATAAATTAGATCAATATGGTGAATATACAACATTGTTTGGAGATCGTTGTTCCCCAATAACTGGAAAATATGATAGAAATGACCCCACGATATATGAAAAAGATATTTCTAAAGAGTTGGTACTACTTAGAGACCAATATTACAAGAGTGATGATAAACCTTCATTTCATAATCTGGTTTATCTAGATATAGAAATTGAAATTATAGGCGCTTTAAATGAATACACTATTAAAGAAGCTAAAGCTGAAATAACTTCTATTGCTTTACTAGATGTAAATAATAAGCAAACTATATGTTTTATTCTAGATAAAAATAAAGAAATAGAGTCTATATCTATAGAAAATAAACATATCATTTCTTGTATTGATGAAAAAACATTAATAAGAAATTTTTTAAGCAAATGGGAAGAAATAGATCCTACTATTGTTGTAGGTTGGAATAGTGATTTTTTTGATATGCCATATCTATATTATAGGATAAAAAAGATAATGGGTGATGAAGTATATAGATTATCCCCTATAGGTAAAATAACAGAAGACCTAAACAATTCTAAATCTCCTATAAAAATAGGTTTGATTAATTGTCTTGATTTTATGCTTTTATTTAAAAAGTATATTACTAAAGAGGAAACATCATACAAATTAGGAGATATAGGAACCAAATATGTTAAATTAGGTAAAATAGAATATAATGGCTCTTTGGATGCCTTATTTAAAGAAAATAAGAACAAATTTATAGAGTATAACATACGAGATGTTGAAATATTAGAAGCATTAGAAAATAAATTGAAATTTATTGAACTAACTGTTCTAATATCACATCTATGTCATACACCTTATGAATCAATATACTATAACACTGAATTAAATGAAGGTGCTATACTTACTTACCTTAAGAGAAAAAACATTATAGCCCCTAACAAACCTACAACAGTTAATCCATCTATAAGAGAATTAGAAGTTGGAGATTATGTAGTACACCAAAGAGGAACACCTACTATAGAGGGAACAGTACATGAAATTGATAATAAACAAGTTATTGTTAAAACCAAAGGAGGTGCTTTCATAACTAGATTTTTAAAATCTGTTAGAAAAAAAGAAGGATATGCTGGTGGATTTCTTTTAGATCCTCAAGTAGGATTACATAACTGGAGTATAAATGCCGACTTTGCTAGTTTGTATCCTTCAATCATACGATCATTAAATTTAGGAATAGAAACATTAAAAGCTAGGATTGTTATAGACAACCCAAATTATAACTGTTGGTATAGTTTAGAAGAGCTAAGAGAAGAAGACCCTGAAAAAATAGTAACATTAGAAAAACTAGATAAAAGAACATATACCTTAAAATCTGGAAAAATAAAAATTAAAGATCTTATAGAAACAATTATTGAAAATAATTGGACAGTATCCGCTAATGGAGTGATTTTTTCAACAGATAAGCCTAGTATAGTTGCTGAATTACTAGCTGAGTGGTTTAATATGAGAAAAGAGTTTAAAAATGCTATGAAAAAAGCTTATAAAGATGGAGATAAGGTGAAGGGGGAACTATTCCACATGAAACAACACTCTTTCAAAATAGCCCTTAACAGTATTTATGGTGCTTTTGCCATCAATTCTTGGCGCTTTACAGATGGCCATAAAATTCTTTCTTCAGCAGTAACTACATTTGGCCAGCGAGCTATTCAAGAAACAATAAAACATGCAAATAAGATAATAAATGAAGAATTTTTATAAAGTATATTACACCTGGACTTGGACTACATATATTTATAATGGATATTAAATAATGTAATTATAAGTAAAATGTCTAAAAAATTAACTACTGAACAATTTATTGAAAGAGCACAAAAAAAACATGGAAATATATATGATTATTCTGAAACGACATATAGTGGATTTAATTCTAAAATTAAAATAATATGTCGAAAACATGGTCCATTTCATTGTAATCCATCGGATCATTCTGTAAATGGGTCCGGATGTCAAAAATGTGCTGGAGTTGGACGTGTAGAAGATCCATTAGAATATTTTATAGAACGAGCAAAAATTATACATGGTGAAAAATATGATTATTCTAAATTTATATATAATGGGGCTAAAATTAAATCAACTATTATATGTCCAATCCATGGAGAATTTATGATTCATCCTAACAATCACTTGAACAATCATGGGTGCCCAAACTGCAGAGGTGATAAAATTTCTCAAACTCGTATATCTAATAACCCTGATGAAAATATATATAATAAACTTAAAAAAATACATAACAACAAATATACATATCCTGATCAACCTAAGATAGAAAGAACTAATAAGCATAAATTGAAAATAATATGCCCAATACATGGTGAGTTCTATCAATTGATGATAAATCATTTTTATAGAGGATGTGGATGTGAAAGCTGTGGGAATAATAAGATATCCAAAGGAGAAAAAAGAATAGAAGATTTTCTTTTAGAAAACAGCATAAACTATACTAGAGAAAAAACATTTGAAAAATGTATAAACCCAATTACAGAAAAAAAATTACTATTTGATTTTTACTTACCAGATACAAACACAGTAATTGAATTTCAAGGAAAACAACATTTTGAAAAAAGTAGTTTTTTTAAACAACGAAGTGGAGATTTAGAAGAACTACAAAAAAGAGATGAAATTAAAAGAAAGTATTGTATATTGAATGATATAAAATTAATAGAAATAAATTATAATCAATTTCACCTAATAAATGATATTTTGTCTCAACTTATATGAAATTTAATACTCAAGAAATAAACACCCATGTTTTAGGTAGTGATACTGATTCACTCATAATATGTTTGGAGCCTATTTTAAGAAAAAGGTTCCCAAACTATGATGAAATAAGTGATGAAGATATGATAGTAGAAGTAAAAAAACTTCAAAAAGAAATAGGAGATAAACTAAATGAATATCAATCTTCCATCGCACTACGATGTTTTAATTCAAAAAATCATTATCTCGATCTTAAACCTGAATATGTAATTAAAAAGCTATATTGGGCTGGTAAGCGAAGATACGCACAGTACATAGTGGATAAAGAGGGAGTTCCTGTATCTGAATTAGATGTAAAAGGTTTAGATATAATGAAATCTAATTTTCCTCCATTATTTAGAAATTTTGGAGAAAAACTAATAAAAGATATTCTATTTGGTAAATCTAAAAAGGAATTAGATGAAGATATAATGGTTTTTAAAAAGTCACTTAACAGCATTGACTGGATGAAATTGTTAAAACCAACAGGACTAAAAAAATTAAATGAGTATATTGAACGAAAACCTTCATCTGGTGAATTATTTTCAAAATTAAAAAATAAATGCCCTATAAACACCAAAGCAGCTATAATAAGTAATGATTTTATAAGACATTGGAAAATATCAAATAAATATCCTGAATTCAATATTGGAGATAAAATGTTGATAGCTTATCTAAAAAACAATCCATATAAAATAGATGTAGTTGGGTTGAATGGTTATAACGATCCCCCACAAATAATAGACATAGTTGAAAAATATATAGATCGAGAAGGACTGTTTGACTCTATTATGAAAAACCAGCTTGAAAATTTATATAACGATTTAGGTTGGGTTCTTGAACTTAATCCTTATAGAGAAAAATTTTTTAATTTCTTTTAAAAAAATTTGGTATTTGTAAAATTTTTTATTATAATAATAAAAGCATATGATTAATAAATTCACACTAAATAAACTGATATCAAAATATTACCTAGGCGGGTCAAATGAATCAGTAAAATGGATAATCAAAAATAACACTATAACTGTTGATTTTACTACTCCAACACGAGATGTAATAGGAAAAGTATCATGTGATAACTTTAAAGTAGTAGATAGTGAATTAGCTATTTTTGATACTAAAAAACTATCTAACCTTATAAGCATATGTAAAGAAGATTTACTTATTGATATAGAAAAAGTAAATAAAATCCCATCTAAACTTAAAATAGCAGATACTAATTATGAACTTGTTTATCCATTAGCAGACCCACTTTTAATTCCTAAAACAGGTACAGTAAATGAACCAGAATGGGATATGGATTTAGAGCTTGAGTCTGAAAATATTGATAATATGATAAAGGCTCAAGGAGCTATTGATTTAGATAATTTGATAGTTACCACAAATAAGAATATGGAAGAAGTTCTTGTATGTGAATTAATATTTGGTGATGAATCTAGTCATGGTAATAAAATCATTTATCAAATAAAAGGTGATGTAAAAAAAGATAATATAAAACTATATTTTAATTCTAATATATTCAAACTAATACTACAAGCCAATAAAGATGCAACAAAAAGTAGTATGAAAATAAATGATCAAGGATTAATGAAATTAGAATTTATAAGTGAATATCCTAGTGGTACAATACTAAGCCAATATTATATAATAAGAAAAGCAACAACATAAAAACAAATGGAACAAATAAAAGAAAATACTCGAAGTTATAATATAGTTGACCCTTTAATAGAGCCATACTATATTGAAAAAGATACTTATAATTTTACTGTTGTAGAAAAAGGTGTTTCTACTCGTGGTTTTGGAGGAAAAGAAGCATCTGGAAAAGAAACATTAAAAACAATAGGTTTTTATAGTACATTAGGAGCCGCTTTACTAAGTATATCCAAACTGAAATCCCATTCCAGCATACAAAAATCAGAAATAGTTTCTATAAAAGAATACATTGATGAATATAAAAAAATTGAAACACAAATAAATAATTTAATAAACACTATACAAATATGACAAACAAAACACTAGAAGCCCTAAACGATGCTGTTATCGTTATCCCTTACTCTCCAGAAGAGGCCACTCAAGGAAACATTATAATTCCTGATATGGGAAAAGACAGAAACATTATTGCTAAAGTAGTAACTGTAGGACCAGGTCGTTATACTATAACAGGCCAACTTATACCATCATATCTAAAACCAGATGATGTAGTAATATTACCAGCAATGGGATTTACCAAATTTGAATTTGAATATGAAGAATATTTCATAGGTCCAGAAAATCAGATATTAGGTAAAATAAATGAAGCAAAATAATAAAAAACAATAATAAAAATGAGAACACAAAAAGTAGAATTTGGTGCTGAAGCACGAAAAAAACTAATGAAAGGTATAGATACCTTAACAGATGCTGTAGTAACAACTCTAGGTCCTAATGGAAGAAATGTTATATATAACAATAATGGGGTATTTCAATCTACAAAAGATGGTGTATCTGTAGCTAAACGAATTGTAGCTTTACAAGATCCCATTGAAGATTTAGGAGTACAACTTATTAAACAAGCTTCTATTAAAACAGCAGATCATGCAGGAGATGGAACTACTACATCAACCTTATTGGCTCGTGAAATGGTTAAATCTGGTCTTAAATTTCTTAACAATGGTGAAAATGCTGTTGAAATAAAAAGAGGAATAGATAAAGCTGTAAAACAAATAGTAGAAACTCTAAGAACTGAAATTGCTGAAGATATATCATCTGAAGATCAAATAAAACAAGTAGCAGCTATTTCATCTAATAATGATGTAGAAATTGGAAATCTAATAGCAACTGCTTTAGAAAAATCAGGTCATAACGGAATTGTCCATATTGAAGATTCTAAAACACATGAAACTTATCTGAAAACTGTAGAAGGTTTACAATTTGACAGAGGATATAAATCTCATTTCTTTGTCACAGATAATACCAGTATGACTTGTTATCTAAAAGATACATACATACTAATAGCTGATCATAAATTTACTACAGCTAAAGAACTCCTACCAGTACTTGAATATATATCAACTTCAAACAAATCATTGCTTATTATAGCTGAAGAAATTGAACATGAAGCTCTAGCAACATTAATTGTAAATAAAGGTAGAGGTGTTATCAAAGTAGCAGCTGTTAAAGCACCAGATTTTGGTGAGCGTAGAAAATTAGTACTTGAAGATATTGCTATACTAACAGGAGGAAAAGTATTTGATAAGAATAAAGGTATGAAACTTGAAAAGTTTGACAAAGATTGGTTAGGTCAAGCCTCAACTGTTACTGTTACTAAAGATCAAACAACTATAATTGATGGTAAAGGTAAAGAAGAAGATATCGCTAACAGAGTAGGAGAACTACAATCACAGGTAGAAAAATCTACAACACCTTTTGAAATAGAAAAATTGCAAGAACGTTTAGCTAAAATGGTAGGAGGTGTATCCATAATTTATGTTGGTGGATATAATGAAACTGAAATGAATGAGAAGAAAGATCGTGTAGATGATGCGCTAAATGCTACTAAAGCCGCACTTGAAGAGGGTATCGTGCCTGGTGGAGGAGCTGCATTACTTCACGCTAGAAATACGTTAGAAATCAACGATATAGGCGCCCAAATAGTATATGATGCCTGTGGTAAACCATTTGAAACTATTCTTACAAATGCTGGTTATGATAACATAGATGCTCAAATACATGGAAAAGTAATAGGAGCAGGAGATAAATGGGATGGATATAACCTGAAAACAGATGATATAACCAACATGAAAGAAGCGGGTATTATTGATCCATTGAAAGTAACACGTACTGCACTTGAAAATGCTGCAGCTGTAGCTTCAACCATACTATTAACAGAAGCATGTATTATAGATCTCCCTGAAGAAAATAAAAATGTAACTCCTGACCTAAGCGGAATGGAAGGTATGTTTGGATAATCAATAAAAAAATAAATAATGAGCAATACTGAAAATACACTTTGGGTTGAAAAATACAGACCAAAAGCATTAGATGATTTACTACTAGATAAAGTCCAAAAACAGAAATTTGAAGAATATATTAAAAAACAAGATATTCCCCATATTGGATTGTTTGGAAAGGCTGGAAGAGGAAAAACAACTCTTGCTAAGATATTAGTTAACAGTATTGATTGTGATTTTATTTATATAAATGCTACTGAAGATAGAAGTATAGATGTCATAAAAGAAAAAGTGGGAGGTTTTGCCGCTGCCGGTACTTTTAAACCATTAAAGATAGTAATATTAGATGAATCAACTCATATATTAGAAGCATCTCAAGTATTATTATTAAATATGATTGAAACATTTAGTTTAAAAACTAGATTCATATTAACAGGAAATTTTCCCGAACGTTTAATAGAACCACTAAGAAGCAGATTACAAGAATTTGATCTAAAACCTCCCACTAAATCAGAAACAGCTAAACATTTATCAGATATATTAGTAAAAGAAAAAGTTGAATTTGAAACAGGAAGTATAAAAATAATAATTAATCAAAACTATCCTGATATTCGCTCTATAGTTAATGCGGCTCAAAAATCTACTCTAAATAATAAATTACAACCAAATGAAAATGTATCATTAGATGGTATTGATTATAAGGAGCAAATATTAAAAGAATTAACAACAACTAAATCCATTAACAATATACGACAAACATTAGTTAATACTAATTTATCTGACTATAGCGAGTTATATAAATTCTTATACAAAAATGTTGATAAAATAGCACCTAAAAACATAGGTGAAGCTATTATAACAATTGAAGAATATAAATATAGATCAACAAGTAGAGTAGATCAAGAAATAACTATTGCAAGCTGCTTAGCTAAACTATCAGAAATTATAAAATGAAACTATTTGATTGGCCTATAGAAATTATAAAAAACAAACCACCAGCATCTAAATTCAAACAAGAGGATTGGAATACATTTGATATATTCATGATACATAGATTACTAAGTATGAATCCTAATTATCTTGAATTAGTAGACTATGTACAAGGATTAAACATTGATGATAAAGAAAAAGTATATAGAATATATTGTGATCTAATTCCTAAAAGCAATAAAACATATTTCCCATACATTAAATCAAAAACAAAACAAAATGGAACAACAACCGCAACTAAACATTGACCTAAAATCTACCACAGCTGTAGAAACACCATCAGGTGAAAAAATTTTTCAACAAGGATTTCTCCTCAGAAAAGTATCTAAATTCATAGTAGGTGGAAAAGAAGACTCACTTCTTCCTATCCCAGTATTTTATGATCCTAAAACAAACAAGATACTTGAAGCTACATTGCCTGTAGATCTGAGAGAAGAATATAAAAATGATCTTATATGAGTAAAAAAGTAATATACACAGAATACACTCCAGATAGTATAGTAGACTCAATAATTAATAAATTTATTGAGCGTGCTGAAAACGGTGAAAAGAAGTATAATACTACTTTAGATAGAGAAGATTTACATCCTCAAGCTTGGATATCACATGCTCAAGATGAATTGATGGATGGTATCTTATACTTGGAAAAGCTTAAAACAACTTTAAAAAAATAAATTGAGTAATACCCTTCCACAAATCGTTAAGAATATTAGGAACTTTCCTAAACAAGATATTAATTGGAGTACCCAAAAATTAATATCATATTCTCAAATGTCTATGTTTAATGAATGTCCTAAAAAGTGGTCTCTACAATATGTGGAGGGGTATAAACAATTTACTTCGAGTATTCATACTATTTTTGGAAGTGCTCTTCATAAAGCTATCCAACATTATTTAAGTGTTTTTTATGAACAAAGTGGAGCAGCAGCTGACAGAGAAGATATAATACAAATATTCAAAGAAGCTCTCCAGAATGAATATAAAGAACAGTATAATAAAAATAATAAGCAACACTTTAGTAATTCTACAGAATTAAGTGAATTTTATGAAGACGGAGTAAATATACTTGAATATTTTAAAAAGAAACGTTCATCTTATTTTAGTAAAAAAGGATGGGTATTAGTAGGTTGTGAAGTACCTCTTACTCTTAATCCTCATTATTTACTTAGTAATGTAATTTACCAAGGATATTTAGATATAGTTTTATACCATGAACCAACTAATGAATTTTTAATTATAGATTTTAAAACTAGTACTCGTGGTTGGTATGATAATGATAAAAAAGATGAAAATAAACAATTTCAATTAATATTATATAAACATTTCTTTTCACATCAATTTAATGTTCCTATTGATAAAATTAAAATTAATTTTTTCATTCTTAAACGTAAATTACCTGAAAAATCTGATTTCCCTACCTCTCGCATACAAGAATTCCAACCCGCTTCAGGAAAAATAAAAACAAATAAAGCTGTAGAAGTTTTGAACAATTTTATAGAAACAGCTTTTGATGAAAATGGGTATAAAAAAACAGAACATAAACCTGTATTAAACAAAAATTGTAAATGGTGTCCTTTTTATAAAAAAAGCTTATGTTCTGCTACTTTTGATAGTGAATAATTGTATTTTCTATTTTTTACATATATTTATATATAAAACAAATATTATGGGAAAAGAAAATCAACAATTAACATCTGTAAAAGTAGATAGTACATTATTTGAAGAATTTAAAATTAATTCTATCAAATATAAGTTCTCACTTCAACGATTAACTGAACACTGTATGTATCTTTTTAATACTGATATAGAATTTAGAAAAAGAATACAAAATTTACAAGTACCTAAAAGTATACCAAATAAAGAAGAATAAAATTTGGTATTGCCAAAATAATTAGTTATATTATCATTAAATAAAAGCTATGAACAACAAAGCAGGGTATGTCCCTCAAAATCAAAGAAAAAAAATATTATTAATCTGTGACGATATTAGAGTATCATCCGGAATTGCTCACATTGCTAGAGAGATGGTGCTAAATACAGCTCATCGCTACAATTATGCATGTATTGCAGGAGCTATTAATCATCCTGATAAAGGGAAAAAAATAGACATAAGTCAAGATGCTAATAAGCATGCTGACATAAATGATGCTTCTATCTTTTTATATCCTTCAGATGGTTATGGTAGCCCTGATTTGTTAAGACAATTAATAGCTTTTGAAAAACCAGATGCTATATTCTTAATAACTGATCCAAGATATTTTGTATGGGTTTTCCAAATGGAAAATGAAATAAGAAAAAGTATCCCAATAGTATATTTGGAAATATGGGACGACTACCCAGCACCAGCATACAATAGAGAATTTTATGAAAGTTGTGATCTATTGTTAGGTATATCTAAACAAACTGTTAATATTAATAAACTAGTATTAGGGAAAAAAGCAGACAGTAAGATTATAAAATATGTTCCTCATGGTTTAAATCATAAGAACTTTTTCCCACTAGAAAATAATAATGAAGACTTTACAAAATTTAAGAGTCATATACTAAAAAAAGAATATGATTTTGTCTTATTATTTAACTCAAGAAACATTAGACGTAAAAGTATTCAAGATACTATATTAGCATGGAAAGTATTTAAAGATAATTTACCTAAAGAACAATCTGAAAAATGTGCTTTTGTACTCCACACTGATGCTATAGACGATAACGGAACAGATCTACCAGCAAATATAGAATATTTTTTCCCAAATAATGATTCTAATATAATCATCACTAATCAAAAGTTTGATCATATTCATATGAATTATTTATATAATATGGCTGATGGAGTTATATTATTATCTTCTAATGAAGGATGGGGATTATCATTAACTGAAGCTCTATTAACTGGAACACCATTTATAGCTAACGTTACTGGTGGAATGCAAGATCAAATGAGATTTGTAGATAATGAAGGAAAATGGTATACTCCATCTGATAAGATACCTTCTAATCATAGAGCAACTTTTAAAGAATGTGGTGAATGGGCATTACCTGTATTTCCATCTAACATATCTTTAGTTGGTTCTGTTCCAACACCTTATATATTTGATGATAGATGTAGTTTTGAAGATGCTGCTAGCAAAATATCAGTACTGTATCATATGGGACCAGAAAAAAGAAAACAAAATGGTTTAAAAGGTAAAGAATGGGCTACTGGAGATGAAGCAGGGTTTACATCTGAAAAAATGGCTGGAAAAATTATAGAAGGTCTAGATGAATTATTTTCAACTTGGGAACCTCGTGAAAAATATGAATTTCTTAGAGACACAGATCTTGAACCTAGAGTTTTAAATCATGCTCTAGTCTATTAAAAAATTAGTTATTAATAAAAAATAAAAGTATAATGAATAAAGTTCGTGTAGTAATATATGCTCCTGTAGACATATATAGTGGATACTCTGCTAATTCTCGTGATAAAGTTAAAGCAATCATAGAATTGAAAAAAGAAGAATGGGATGTAAAAATCATACCATGTAGGTGGGGAAATTGTCCCGCTGGGTTTTTGGATGATAATCCTGAATGGACTTGGCTTAAAGAATATATCCATCCTGAACCTCAACTTTCATATCAACCTGATATAATGATTTGGATAACTATTCCATCTGAAGCTCAACCTGTTGGGAAATGGAATTGTCTTATAACTGCAGGAATAGAAACCACAGTATGTGCTCCTCAATGGATTGAAGGTATAAATAGAATGGATCTTAATATAGTATCTTCAAAACATTCTAAAGATGTTTTTCTAAAAACATCATATCAAGTTAAAGATAACAAAACACACCAATTATTAAAAAATATCAAGACAGAAAAACCTATAGAAGTATTATTTGAAGGTGTTAATTTAGATGTATATAAACCATTAGAAAAAAATGAATTTGAATACACTGATTTGTATGATGATATAAATGATATTCCTGAATCGTTTGCTTATTTGTTCTGTGGACATTGGTTACAAGGTGAAATTAACGAAGATAGAAAGAATGTAGGTCTTCTTGTTAAAGCTTTTTATGAAGTATTTAAAAATAAACTAAATACTCCTGCTCTAATACTGAAAACTAGTGGTGCTGGTGCATCATATATGGATAGAAGAGAAATACAAAAGAAGATTGACATGATTCGTAAAAGTGTTTCTGCTCAAAGATTACCTAATGTATATATAATACATGGTGAATTTTCTGATTCTGAAATAAATGAACTATACAATCATCCTAAAGTGAAAGCTATGGTTAATCTTACTAAAGGTGAAGGATTTGGAAGACCATTACTTGAATTTAGTGTTACTAACAAACCTATAATAACATCTAATTGGTCGGGACATATTGACTTTTTAAATCCTGAATTCACAGCACTTATACCTGGTGAATTGAAACCTATACATCCATCAGCTCAAGTAAAAGATATGCTTGTAGAAGGTTCACAATGGTTTAGCCCTGATCCAGGTTATATAGGAAATTATCTTAAAGATGTATTTGAAAACTATGAAGATTGGAAAACAAAAGGTAAACGTCAAGGATATTATAGTAGAACTAATTTTAGTTATGAAAAAATGAAAGAAGAATTAGGTGAAATATTAAACAAAAACATTCCTCAATTTCCTAAACATATAGCTCTTAACCTACCTAAATTAGCATCACCAGGTGTAAAAAAGATAGAATTACCAAAACTTAAAATACCACAAACTAATGAACCCAGCTGATTTAGTAACACCAGAATTAATAAAACAATGTTCTGATAAAAACGCTATAGTAGTATGCGGATACACCAAAACTGGAAAAGTAACCATTGCTAAAAAAATAGCTAATGAACTTAGTAGACCTATATTAATATCTGATGATTATGTGAAATATAACAGTGCTGATGAATCTTTGTATGCGTTGATGGATGATGTTTTAACATATCAGAGAATGGGAGCTCCATTTATTGTTGAGGGTATATTATGTTTTCGTTTGCTGAGAAAAGGAATGCAATTAGGTATTTTTAACCCTGACATGATTATTAAAACTAAATGTAATGATGAAACTATAAAACATTTTTATAATAAAGATGGTGAGGGGAGTAAAATAAATAGAGCTCTTTCTTTTAACAAAGGTCTTAATACAATTTGGGAAGACTATCTTTCTTTATTATCATTAAATGATAAAAAGATGCCAAATTTTGTTGAACTAAACACATCAATATATTAGGGTTATGAAAAAGAAAAAAATTAAAATGTGGTTATATGTCATTTTAACTATAGAAATAATCCATTTAATTATTATAGCAGTTGGTAGTTGTATTGTAACAGATTACTTATTAAATAAATAAAAAACAATGATAAAAGTATTTACAACTGATAATGAACCTAATAACAACAAAGCAGGAGATGATTTAACTTCTCAATTTAATAGTTGGATAGCTAGTAATGAACCTATTGAAATAATATCTATCCATACAAATTCTAATAGCTACGGTTGGATGTTAACTATACTTTATAAATAAAAAACAACATCATCATAATATGACACTTAAAATAAGATACATAGAGATACCAGGCACAGACACTCCTCTTTATAAAATGCAAATAAAAAAATGGTGGGGTTGGAAAATAGCTAGTAAACATTGTATGGCTGGTTTTGGTGATACAATTGAAATAGTTTATTCTAATATATCTAAAGAAAGCTTACTTAATGAAGTGTTATTGGAAAAATACAATACTGAGTTAAAATATGTAGACATCATAGAGTATCCAACACTTAAAATGTATTAATTATGAATAATAATTCAATGCCTGAATTTGATCCTTTTACAGGAGATAAAAATCCATATTATGTTGATGAAAATCATGCTATGAAAGAGATAGAAAGACAAATAGATCTAGTAAAAAAAGATATCTTACAAAGATTTCCAAACTGTTCATATACTGTACGAATATTGTTATGGGATGATAATACAACTTACGTAGAATGCAGGCATGGTGATGGTAGTAAATTATATAAATCATCTTACTATAATAATGAATTAACATTTACAGAAACAGATATTGCTGAAACTGTTATGATAATTGATAAATTTGGAAAAGAACACCTTAAATACTTATCAGATGAAAAACCAACTAGATAAACAATATACAGACCTGCTTCAAGATATTCTTGATAACGGTACAGTAAAAAAAGACAGAACTGGCACTGGAACCACTTCAGTATTCGGAAGACAAATAAGACATAAGATGTCAGAAGGATTTCCTTTGCTTACCACAAAGAAGATGTACTTTAAAGGTATCATAACCGAACTACTTTGGTTTTTAAGAGGAGACACAAATATAAAGTATCTTTTAGAGAATGATTGTCATATCTGGGATGGTGATGCTTATAAATCATATTGTAAACGATATTGGGGATTAGATGAGAGAGATAAAATAGAATACGGTAGTTCAAATTACAACCACGAAAACAATGAATATGAATTTGAAGAATATTCAAAAGAAGAATTCATCAATAAAATCAAAACTGATGATGAGTTTGCTAATAATTGGGGTGATTTAGGTCTGATATACGGGGCACAATGGAGAGACTGGGGTGGTAGGGTTTCTAAGAAACATCAAAACCACAACGGCACAAGTGGTGTACATTTTAATAGTATAGACCAAATACAAAACCTCATAACCAAGTTAAAAACAAATCCAGATGACCGTAGAATGCTAGTGACAGCTTGGAATCCAGATGAAGTTGATACTTGCGTTTTGCCACCTTGCCATTATGGGTTTCAAGTTTATACAAGAGAATTGAGTGAAAAAGAAAGAATGGACACTCTTACTCAAAATGAACAAAGACTAATTTATGAAGAAGTTCAAAGTTTTAAGAATGTTAGAAGAAAAAAAATCAAAGAATGTTTAGATGAAAAGAATATTCCAACCAGAGCAATCTCATTAATGTGGAACCAGCGTTCAGTCGATACATTCCTTGGCCTTCCGTTCAATATAGCTTCTTATGGCCTACTTTTAGAGATACTTGCAAAGATTACAAACATGGTTCCAGACGAACTAATCGGAAACTTGGGTGACACGCACTTATATCTTAATCATGTAGAACAAGCAAAAGAACAAATTGGTAGAGAACCATATCAGCTTCCAAAATTAAACATCAACACAGAATTTTGGCCTACAGAATCTGGAGAATGTGGGGTTGGACCTTTAAGTGCAACATCTATTTTAGATAGTTTACAAAATAATACTGTTTGTAAATGTTTAATAGAAGAAGACATACAACTAAGTAATTATCAATCACACCCAACAATAAAAGCACCACTTTCAAATTAAAAAAATATAAAATTTTAATCACATTAAACAATAAACATTATGAAAAAGTACAAAGCAACACACTACAGCCCTAAAGATTTTACACCTACTGAAGTAGAAACCGACATACCAGATATGTTAGTTACACAAATAGAAACAGCTCTCAAAAACATGCCTAGCATAGAAATTACTCCTCCAATAATAAATATTGAAAGTAATGATGTTTTTTTTGGTGTTAGAGATGCTGAAAAAATAAAATACAAAATTTCAATCACATTAAGCAATATATAATATGGAAGATCTAATAACATGCTCAAACTGCTCAGGCGATGCCTGCTACGTAACCCAAGTAACCCCAGAAATGAAAAACTATTTTTGTATGGGATGTGGATATCAAACTAATACCTTAATGAAAAAAGGTGAACAATTTTTTGAAGAACAATTTGCTATGCTCCCAGACATATATAAAGCTTTGATGGGAGAAGACGATGAAGGTAAAATATGGATGCCTACTTTTATAGACAATGAAAAAGGAATGGTATATGCTAGCGGAAAAAATACAGCTAGTTGGAAATGGTCTGCTGTGAAAAAAGTAGAAGTATCAGAAGAAGATAGAAAAAAATATCCGATACCTGGAAAAACTGGAGAATTTTATAAAACTAAAGCTGATATGACCACACTCAAACAATTTGATGAAAAGGATTTTATGGATGCTTTGGAATATCTTGGTATGTTAGATGGTGCCATCTAAAAAAATAAATTTGGAAATCCAAAAAAATCTTATTATATTAATAAAAATAAAAAATGGAAACAAAAATATCATACACCATTACTGTATGTGATGAATATGTAGAAATACAAAAACTTATAACTCATCTTTTAAAACATAAAAGACAACAAGATGAAATAGTTGTATTGTTTGATAAATCTAAAAATTCTAAATCTGTAGAAGAATATCTTAGAACACATTGTGTTGATGGTAGTTTTTCATGGTATGAAGGTGAATTTGCCGGAAATTTTGCTGAATGGAAAAATAAATTAAATTCACTTTGCTCCCAAGATTCAACACATATATTTAATATAGATGCTGATGAAATTCCTAATGAATTTTTGATTCAAAACATTTATACAATATTACAAGATAATCCGCAAGTAGAACTATTATGGGTTTCTAGAATTAATACTTTAGAAGGAGATGAAAAAAATGTCATTGAATACGTTCAATCACAGGGTTGGAGATTAAGTGAACAAAAATATATAAATTATCCTGATTGCCAAGGTAGAATATACCATAACAAGTCTAACATAAAGTGGGGTGGAGCAGTACATGAAACTCTTACAGGAATAGCATCTCATGCTTATTTGCCTTTTGAAGAGCGTTTTTGTTTATATCATCCCAAAACTTTAGAAAAACAAATTAAACAAAACAACTTATACAATAATATATGAAATATGCTTTAGTATTAGGTGCTGGTGGTTTTATTGGTTCTCATTTAGTAAAAAAACTAAAATCTGAAGGATTTTGGGTTAGAGGGGTAGATCTTAAACATCCCGAATATGAAAAAACATACGCTGATGAATTTATTATAGGAGATCTAAGAAATCCACTAATAGTAAAACAAGTAATGTCTTCATGTACATTAACTCCATTTGATGAAGTATATCAACTAGCTGCAGATATGGGAGGAGCATGGTATATTTTTACAGGTAATAATGATGCTAATGTAATGCATAATTCTGCCCTAATTAATATAAATGTATCTTATGAAGCAGTAATGCAACAAATAAAACGCATATTTTATTCTTCATCAGCTTGCATGTACCCAGAACATAATCAATTGGATCCTAATAACCCAAATTGTGAAGAATCATCAGCATACCCAGCTAATCCAGATTCAGAATACGGTTGGGAAAAATTATTTAGTGAACGACTATATTTAGCTTTTAACCGTAATTATAAATTAGATGTTCGTGTGGCTAGATTCCATAATATATTTGGTCCTTATGGAACATGGACTGGAGGTAAAGAAAAAGCACCAGCAGCTATGTGTAGAAAAGCTGCTGAATCTAAAGATGGAGACATAATTGAAGTTTGGGGAGATGGACAACAAACAAGATCATTCTTGTATATAGATGAATGTATAGAAGCTATATTAAGATTTATGAGACAAGATGAATTTTTAGGACCTGTAAATATAGGATCAGAAGAAATGGTCACAATAAATCAGTTAGCTAATATGGCTATAGAATTATCTGGTAAGGATATTACTATTAAAAATTTATATGGTGATGAATTTATTTCCAAATATGGTTACAAATGTCCAACCGGAGTAAAAGGTCGAAACTCAGATAATAAGCTTTATAAAGAAAAAATGGGGTGGGAACCAAACAAACCATTATATGAAGGATTGAAAACAACATTTGAATGGATTAATTCACAAGTAAAAAACAAATAATGAAGATTTTTGTAAACCACCTAGACCAAGATAGAATAACAAGAGACTTAAATAATTTAAGCCATGTAGATTTTTCTTTATTTGTAGATGATATTCCTAAATCACAGAATGATTTATCTTCTATAAACATATTAGTGATGCAAGAACCAAATGAATATTTTGGTTTACATGATTGGGCTATTCAAAATAAACAATACTTTTCTCTCATATTAACTTGGAGTGATAAAGTATTAAATAATTGTGATAATGCTGCTTTTTTCCCGTTTGGATGTACTTGGATAACTCAAGAACAATATTCAAAACCACGAACTAAAAAATTTGAAGTATCTCATTTATGTGGGAAACTACTTAAAACATATGGTCATTCTCTCCGTCATGAACTATTAGCTAGAAAAGACGAAATAAAAATACCTACTAATTTTTATGAATCATATGGGGATAGATATAATATTGAAGATGCTCGAAAAGGTAAAGAATTTATCTTTGGTGATTCAATGTTTGGAGCTGTTATAGAAAATACTTCACATAGTGGTTATTTTACTGAAAAAATAATGGATTGTTTTCTATTAAAAACGGTTCCTATATATTGGGGTTGTTCAAATATTACTGAATTTTTTAACAAAGATGGTATTATTGAATTTAAAAGTGTAGATGATTTTATAAGAATATCTAATAAATTAGATGCTGATTACTATAATAGTTTAGAACAAGCTATTGAAGATAATTTTCAAAGAGCTTTAAGTTATTATGATTATGAAAAACGCATAATAGATACAATTAATGAAACATTTAAAATAAATAAACTAATATGAAAAATGTATATGATATTACTTTAGAATTTGAAAAACGCTTAGCCGAATATACAGGTGCTCCATATGTTATTACAGTAGATAATCAAAGTAATGCTTTGTTTTTAGCTTTATATTATGAAAAAAATGTAAAACAATCAATAACAACAGATACAATTACTATCCCTGCTAGAACATATCCTTCAGTACCATGTGAAATAATTCATGCTGGATTAAAAGTAAAATTTAAGCCCGTTAAAGGTAAAATGCTTAAAGGAGCATATCAACTAGAAGGAAGTAATGTCTGGGACTCAGCATTGTGTTTTACTTCAAATATGTATAAACCTGAAAGTCATATGTGTATTTCATTCACTGGACCTTATAAACATTTTAAATTAAGTAAAGGTGGAGCTATATTAACAGATAGTGAAGAAGCATATATGTGGTTTAAAAGAGCTAGGTATAGTGGTAGAAGAGAATGTTCTTATCATGAAGATAACCTAGATATGCTTGGATGGAATTTTTACTTTCAACCTGAACTTTCAGCTAGAGGTTTATTACTTATGAATCAATTTTACGATGGAGGAACTCCTAAAAATAATGATGATTTAGAACTACCTTATCCTGATCTTTCTAAGTTCCCTATATATTCTCAAAACCCCACTAAATATAGTAAAGAAGACATTTTAGAAAAACTTAAAAAGAACCCAAACAAAAAAGTTGAAGAATGGATAAAAAATAATCTCAAGTAGCTATTTCATGTATTTTTTTTCCTTATATAGAATATTCTTAACATACCCACGCTGTTAATACTTTAACAACTCAGCGTTTATACGAAAGCAAGCAAATAAATATGAAAAATATAGTTCTAATTGGAGGTGGAAATCAAGTACAATATTCAATTGATATTATAGAAAAACAAAATATATATAATATTATTGGAATAATTGATTCAAAACAAGAAATAGGAAGTACTATATATAAACATAAAATAATAGGAAGACAAGAAAGCTTATTAGAATTAATAGAAAAATATAATATTAAAGGTGGTTTAATTACTATAGGAGATAATTATTCACGTTATTGTGTTCATAATATTATTGAGAGAATTAAACCTGATTTTGAGTTTATAAATGCAATTCATCCATCTGTAGTAATTGGCAATAATGTTACTTTAGGAACAGGAATACTAGCCATGGCCGGATGTATCTTCAACCCAGGAGCTTATATTGGAAATTTTACATTTTTTGCTACTGGAGCTCATGTTGAACATGATTGCTACATATCTGACTATTCTAGTATATCAGCAGGCTCACTTACTGGAGGTCACGTTAAACTAGGAAGATTTTCAGCTTTAACTTTAGGTGTAACAGCTGTGGATAGAATTGAAATTGGAGAAAATACAGTGGTAGGAGCTGGTAGTGTGGTTTTAAAATCATTACCTGACAATGTACTAGCCTATGGAAATCCAGCTAAAGTAATAAGAGGTAGAGAATTAAAAGAAAAATTTTTAAAATGACAACAGAACAAAGCAAAGAACTAAAAGAACAAGGATATACAATCATCAAAAATCAAGTAAATGAAGAATGGTTAAGCTTATTAACCGACGCAGTCAATGTTGCTTTTATTGAACATAGAAATATTCAAATAAAAAACAATAATGATGTTGCTATAGAAGGAGTCGCTCTTCATGCTTTGTTAAGTAGCCCCACATTTATTGATTTTTTAAAAATATTATTAGATAATGGATTTATTAAATCTTTACAAGATAACTTTTTCCACAGTAATTGCATATTAAATTCACTAAGCGCTCTAAATAATCTTCCAAATCAACCTAATTTCTCAGCAATAGTACACAGAGATCTTAGATTCTATTCTGGAGAATTCCCAGTAATGTTAAATTGTTTAATTATGCTGGATGATTTTACAGTTGAAAATGGAGGTACTTATTTATTGCCTAAATCTCATTTAGAAGAAAGAAAACCATCAGATGAAGAATTCTTCAATAATGCTGTACAAGCAGTTGGAACTAAAGGTGATATACTGGTGTTTAATGCTAATGTATGGCATTCATCTGCTCCTAATAAAACCAAATTTGATAGAAAAGCTATACCATTTACTGTTAGTAGATCTTTTATGAAACAACTTCTGGATTATCCTAGAGCCATAGGATATGATAAAATGGATTCACTTTCTGATAAATTACAACAATTTTTAGGATATTATTCAAGAGTACCAGCCTCATTAAATGAGTGGTATCAACCAGAACATAAAAGATTTTACAAAAAGAATCAAGATTAAATATGGAAAAACACAAAGTATTAATTCATCTATTTCCAATGGTGGATGATATAGATAATCTAGAACGAACTTTAGTTCTCCTTAGACAAAATGCATCCTATGTAGATAAATCTAAATTTTACATCATTTTAGATGTTACTTATCCAGTATCGGATCATTTTGTTGATTGGGAAAAATCAATATTGAAACAAGATTATTTCATTAATAAGTTCGAAAACCTTAAAAAATATGGAGACTGGTGTGATGAAAGTCATTTTTATATAGATAAAGAAGTAAAGGGTTGTATCGATATGTGTATAAATAATATCTACAAATATGATGTCGATAGTACAATAATGTTAGATAATGATATAATATTTAATCCTTACACTTTAAGCACAATATTAGAAGCATCTTTAATAGCAAAATCCCAAACATCAGAATATATAATAACACCAGAGTATGTTAAAATATGGGATGAAAGCTGGAATGTAGTTACAAATGCTAACTTTATAAATAAATCTAATGATCCTTTTTATGTATTAATTAATGATCCAATAGATGATTCTTTTCCTATATATGGTGAGATTTCTATAAAACCTTTAATATATAATAATCAAAAAATATTCAAATTTGGTGGGGGGTGGTTTACTCTATTTTCTAAAAAATTACTAGACTGGATTGAATTTCCTAAAGATATTAAAGGATATGGAGCAATAGACACATTTATAATAGAATGCTGCAGATATATGCCTAATGCTATCCAATATAAGGTTGAAAACCTAGTTATATGTGAAGATAGAAAATATTTTGGCAAATCAGCTTACTCTTCATATATTACCAATATAGATAGAAGACATGAATCTAAAGAATTAAACTGGAATCAATTAGTAAATCATCTAAAAAACAAAGTAAATGGTACTCCAGAATCAAGATAGAATTAGAAATGTAGGTAAACATACTTATGGAGCCCATAATATTGAAATATACTATTGGGGTGAAGGAACATGGCTAGACATTGGAAGCTTTTGCTCCATATCAGGACATATAACTGTTTATTTGGGAGGAAATCATAGAACAGATTGGGCTACAACATACCCTTTTGGACATATTAATCAAGGTATATTTAGTAAATTTGATGGAGCTGGTCATCCTGGAACAAAAGGAAATGTTACAATAGGAAACGATGTTTGGATAGGAACTAGTGTTACTATAATGAGTGGTGTTACTATTGGAGATGGAGCTACATTAGCCAACAATTCTGTAATAACCAAGGATGTTGAACCATACAGTATTGTTGGTGGAAATCCATGTAAATTAATTAAAAATAGATTTGATGATGAAACTATAAAAGAATTATTAGAACTAAAATGGTGGGAATTAGATGATTTTTATATAAATGAAATGTCTCCTTATCTATGTTCAACAGATTTTAAAGAATATTTACCTAAACTTATTGATTATAAAAAACAAATAAAACAACAAAATGTATAACCTGGAAGAAATTGTAAACAAAATTTACACAACACCATCTGACATCAATGAACATATTCCTACTTTGATTGAATATGCTTCAGAATGTGATCATATTACAGAAATGGGAGTTAGAGCTATAACATCTACTTGGGCCTTTTTAGGTGCCGCTCCTAAAAAACTCATAAGCTATGATATTGAATATCCATCTAAATGGGGAGCTGATATAAATGTGGTTCGTGATGTGGCTAAATATTATGGATTAAATTATGAATTTAGAAAAGAAAATGTTTTAAATATAGATATTGAAGAAACAGATTTATTGTTTTTAGATACATGGCATGCTTATTGTCAACTAAAAGCCGAGTTGGAAAGACATTCATCTAAAGCCAAAAAATATATAATAATGCATGATACAACTTCATATGAGTTTAGAGATGAACCTTTAACATCTGAAAATGCATGGGAAGGAGAAGCTCCTACAGGAAAAGGATTATGGGCTGCTGTACAAGAATTTTTAGATTCTACAGATGAATGGGTATTACATAAACGTTACACCAACAACAACGGTTTAACAATTCTAAAAAGAGCAAAATGACAATAATATATCGTATTTCTGATGCTGGCTATAACAAAGTAAAACCAGAATATATCAACAATGAAAATTGCTTAAAAAATGCTTTAGATACATTTAAAGATTGCAACTGGCATATTATAGCAGATAACTGTTCTATAGATACTACTCAAATGATTTGCAAATATATTGAAGAAGATAAAATACATCATGTATCCGTAGGACACGGCGCTGGAACTTTTAATTTAGCTTTAGATTATGCTCTTACTCTACCGGATGACGAAATAGTTTATTTTTTAGAAAATGATTACCTACACAAAAAAGACTCTAATATAATAATTAAAGAAGGTATAAAACTAGGGGCAAATTTTATCACACTTTATGACCATCCAGACAAATATATACCAGGAAATTTAGGAGGTAATCCTTATGTAGATGTTGATGGTGGTGAAACTACTAAACTATACATTTCAAAGTCATGCCATTGGAAAATTACAAACAGTACAACAATGACTTTTGCATGCTCTGTTAAAACCCTCAAAAATTCAGAATCTATTTTACGTAAACATACATCAGGTTCACATCCAAACGATTTTCATATGTTCTTGGAATTACAAGAAAAAGGATTCATATTAATTTCAAGTGTTCCCGGTTATAGTACACATGGAGAAACACAATGGTTATCTCCCTTAACAAATTGGGAAGAATTTTCTAAATTTTAAAAAAATTTGGCGTTTTAATTATCTTTTCATATATTTATATCAAAACAATAAAAATGAAACAACCACTCAATGAATTTAAGAGAATGCAGCAATTAGCAGGTCTTCTTAATGAGAATGAAATAAAAACAGAATTAATCCCAATTCGTAAGACAGGTGAAAGTAGAACAGGAATTCTAACAACAACATATGATGATATAATATCAAAAGTTGGTGAACCAAATGTAACTGATATGGATGATCCAAGTAAAGTTGAAGCTAGTTGGGCTTACGAAACACCAGATGGAAAAGAAATATTTATATGGTGTTATAAAACAAAACCAAAAACTTGCAAATCTTGGTCTGTTGATGGAGATAAAGAAACACTTAAATCCATTTTTGGAGCAGATAATGTAAAATAAATTTTTAAACATATTTTTTAATAAGGCTTGGAAATCCAAGCCTTTTTTATTATATTTAAGCATAAAAAATATTATATGCCCTTAAGTGTAATTGTTCCAACTTATAAAAGTCCTGACACTCTTGATTTATGTCTCAAATCATTGATTGAAAATCAAGTAGAAAAAAACCAAATAATAGTAGTTGTAGACGGTCATCATAACTTAAATAAGACCATATTAGAAACTCATGCAGAACACATTGAAATTCTCAATTTAGAGCATAATGTCGGAACATGCCGCGCTATAAATTTAGGTGTGTATAATGCGCGTCATTCTAACGTACTTATAATGAATGATGATAATATAGCTTGTAGAAAATGGGATGAAGCTTTATTAGACGCCCAAATACAACAGCCATATGTTATTACTCCAAACCAAATAGAACCCACCCCAAGCATATTCCCCCAGTTTAATATAAAAAATCTAGGACGCGACCCAAAAACATTTGATCTAAATGCTTTTTATGATTATGCAGATAGTGTGAATCATAATAAAGTAGAAGAAAGTGGTTCAACTTTCCCATTTATGATGTATAAGTATAATTTTATTAAAATAGGTGGTTTTGATGAATCATATCCATCTTCTGCAGGATTTGTAGCAGATTGGGATTTTTTCCTCAAATGTAGAATGAATGACTTAAAAATGATGAGAGCGTATAATTGCCATTTCTATCATTTTGTTTCTGTATCATCTAAATCACCTGAACAAATAGAGAAAGCACAACAAGATGAAATAAATTGTCATGAATATGCCAAATATAAATGGGGAAAATATATTAAAACACACCCTCAAAATAATTTAAAGTTTTTATAAATTTGTTTAGTTTATTCTATATTTATAATGGAATAAAAATTGGTATCTTTTTTAAAAAATATAAAAACTTAAATATGAGTACTACTAAAGTGAAAGAAATTCCTAATATAAAATTATATTGTGAAACTGAGGAAGATATAAAGCAACTATTGCTTAAAAAAGAATTTATTGATTTTATAATGGATAGTACTTATAATTCTATAAGAGATAATAAGGAAGCAAGTAGTATAGTTTTATTCAATATAGAAAATTTATCATTTAGTATTGAAATTGAAAAACACAATTATAAAAAAGCATTACAAAATGTTTTAAAATATTACGAAAAAATAGAAAGTTTTGATGCATGCATAGATATAGCGGAACTAATAAAAACATTGTAGCCATGAAGAAATACAAATACTACTCAAAAAACGATCTTGACAAACAAGCTGTAGGAGTTGTTTATGCTAACGATATTGTAGAGGCTACATTGTTGGCATGCATAAAAAAACAATTAAATCTAAGTGATTTTTATAAAATATTTAAAGTAGAAATTTTTGAAAATGGAAAATCCAGAAAGTAATATTAAGAGAATATTTGACGCATTGCTAGGAGTAGATGTAATATTGAAAAAAGATTCTGCAAATAAAAAAGAATTTTTCTGTAATTTAATTGAAACTCTTGAAGCATCTTGTGAAATAGAAGGTGTTTTATTAGGAGTTGGAGGTATTAATCTAACCAATGTAACTGATCCACTTTGGATTGCTGTTGAAAATCTATTAGAATTTACATATGGTACTAAAGCCACAGATCTAATAATGTGGTATATATTTGATAGACTTGATGAAAAAGGAGAAGTAATTCCACTAGTAACAATAGATGGAAAACAATTCATTATGAACGGCCCATCAGATTTATGGAATCTTTTGGATTTAGTAAATATGGAAATGTCTTCTGAAGAAGATGAAGACGAAGACGAAGATGAATAATAAAAATAAAGTATGGATGATTTAAATAGAAAACCTGCAGAAAACAGAGGTAGACATCCCAAACCCATAACTAAAGAAATGGTTATAGCTGCAATGGCTAAAACTAAATCCAACAAAAGTGCAGCTCGTTATCTAAATTGCAGTTACCAGCATTATAAAAAATACGCTAAATTATATGTTAATCCTGAAACAGGGGCTACATTATTTGATGAACATAAAAATCAATGTGGAAAGGGAATACCTAAATTCCTTAGAGATGGAACTAGAGAAACACCTTTACTAGATATAATTGAAGGTAGAGTTGATCCTTTACCTTTTAATCCTGAAAAAATAAAATATAGACTTATTACAGAAGGATTTCTTGAGGAGAAATGTAATCAATGTGGTTTTTGTGAAAGACGTGTTGTTGATTTCAAAATACCATTAATATTACATTTTAAAGATAATGATAAAAGGCATTATAACCTAGGAAATATGCAACTTTTATGTTATAATTGTTATTTCTTATTTATAGGGAATGTATTCACTAATAGAGAAATAAACCATATAGAAAATTTCAAAGAAAATAGTAATAAAGTATCTGAAGTTGCTAATTTTGAACTTGACGAATATCATTTATCTAGATTACAAGAACTAAACATATTTGCTAAACCAGTAAGTATTGAAACTGAAATAAATGGTTTTAATATTGTTTCTATAAGAAAATAATTATGGATAAGAAGCAAATGAAAAAACATAAAAATATCATAAATAATTATGATAAAATAAAATCTAAACATTTAGAGACATTAGCTACAAAAATGCTCGAAAATGATAAAAAAAGTACTGATTTAAAAAAGTACGAGATAGATAAAAATATTTTTAAAAAGCTTGGCTTTTAGAATTTTCTTTCGTATCTTTATATCATAAGATTTTTTAACAATAAAAACAAATAAAAGTTATGCGAAAACTGATCGACAAAGTATCCCCAAGGTTTGAAGAAATTAAAGCCATTTATAAAAGAGACAAAGAAAAATATGGCAATAAATTCCCTATTGGAGGTGAATTGGATATGAAAGCTATGGAACTTATAGAAGCTCTAGCCTGTATAACTATAAGTGAAGGTTCTCAAATTTTGATAGAAGGAATGAATCTTGATTTTTGGAAGAACCGTGTTTGGATTATTGTTGAAAACGCTGGTTTGTTGGCCGAGTTGCCTGGAGATGTTGATGATGAAATTATGGAGGAATATGTTGATGATTATAACACACCAGAAAATGAACATGACTGTGACTGGGAAAATGAACCTGATACTATTGTAGAAGAAACAACAATTCCAGTAATAGCATATGATATTATTGAAATAGATGATATTGAAGTAGAAGAAGAGACTTATTAATAAATTGAATTAAAATAAAAGTTATAAAAAATGAAAGAATTTAACCAAAAACTCCAGGAACAGTTCCAAAAAATGTCTGAAACTGGAAGATTATTCAGATCAAGTGTGTCTGGATATGAAGTATGGGACCTTTATATAAAGGCCTTTTCAGAAGAAGATGATCCTATTTTCAGGGACCCATCAAGCAGTTCCCATAACTGCAACCTCTGTAAAAATTTCATAAGACGATATGGTAATATAGTAGCTGTAAACCCGGATTATTCTATATCAACAATATTTGATGTAGAAGCAGACGATGAATATGCTGCTTCGGCTAAAGCTATATCTAAAGCTTTGAAAAAAGCTAAAATAGCTGAAGTGTTCTTTGAAACATTCAATGAACTTAATTCTCTACCATATGAATCATGCTCCAGATCAAATTTAGTTTTCAGACTGGGTATGGCTCAAAATGTGAAAAGGTACACAAAAGAAGAAGCTGAAAAATATGGTGTAGTAAAACCTAATCAAATAATTACATTTAATCACATGCACCTATCCGTTTCTAATCAGTTTGTAAACACATCAGGAGCATCTGTAGAGTCTATAATGGGTAGTTATAGGGATGCTAAAAATGTGTTTCAGAAAGCTATGGAAATAATTTCTCTAGACACACTACAACTGGTGAAAGATTTGATTAATCAAGGAAGTCTTTTAGATGGGCAAACACATCTCTATAAAATAGAATCAATTATACCTCTTAAAAGAGAATATGATGAATTGTCTGCAAAACAAAGAGAAAACTGGTGTTGGGTAAAATCTTATAATCTACCTATTGCTAAATTTAAAAATGAGTTGATAGGTGTACTTTGTACAGAACTTGCTGAAGGTGAAGAACTCAACAAAGCATGCCAATCATGGAACAAGCGTGTAGATCCTGTTAATTACATGAAAACTACAGCACCAATCACTAAAAAGCAAATAGAAGAAGCTAAGAAATTTGTTGAAGAAAATGGTTATGTAGAGTCTTTCAATAGAAGGTTTGCAACTATAGATGATATAAAAGTATCTGAAATATTACATTCCAATGTAGGTGAAGGAAAAGTCAAAACAGTATCTATTTTTGATGGAGTAAAATCTACTTCCACAAGACATAAACGAAATGAATTTGATGGTGTAGAGACAGTTTCTATTGAAAAGTTTATGAAAGACATATTGCCTGGTTGTACATCTGTAGAGGCTTTCCTTACAAACCAACATGAAGGCCATATGGTGTCTCTTACTACAGCTAATGATCCAAATTCTAAACCTATTTTCAAATGGTCTAATAATTACTCATGGACATTCAATGGTAATTTGGCTGGTAAGTCCCAAATAAAAGAAGCCGTAAAAGCTGCAGGAGGTAAAGTAGATGGTGTTTTGAGATTTTCTATAGGGTGGAATGATGATGGAAGAAGTATCTGTGATTTTGACGCTCATGCTATAGAACCTGATAAAACAGAAATAGCATTTAATACTTACAGAGGTCAAATGCATAGCAGCCGTATGTCAGGATTTCTCGATGTAGATATGATTAGACCAGCAGGAAAAGGTGTAGAAAATATCACATGGACCAAAAAGTCTGCTATGAAAGATGGAACTTATACATTTTTCAACAGAAATTATGATGGTGGAAAAAATACAGGGTTCAAAGCTGAAGTGGAATTTGAAGGAGAATTGTTCTGTTATGAATATTCTGGTGAAGCTAAAGGTGATGTTCAAATAGCTACAGTAACTAAGAAAGGCTCTGAATTTACTATTAAGCATCATCTTCCTGAAACAAATGCTTCTAGAAAAATATACAATTTAGATACAAATGAGTTCCATAAAGTAAATCTTGTATGCCTTTCTCCAAATCATTGGGGTGATAACAACACAGGTAATAAACATTATTTGTTTATGCTTGAAAATTGTAAAGCACCTGAAGCAATAAGAAGTTTCCATAATGAAAATCTTCTCCCTGAATTAGCCACTCATAGAAAAGTATTGGAAGTATTAGGTGCTACTAATAAAATAGAACCTACTGACAAACAACTTTCAGGCCTTGGTTTTAACGCCACAGTAAAAGATGAACTAATAGTAAAACTATCAGGAAGTCATAAAAGAGTTGTAAAAATACAATTCTAAACTCTTTAGCATGTAGCTCAGTCTGGTAGAGTGCCGCCATCCATTTACAAGGCGGAGGTCACAGGTTCAAATCCTGTCATGCTAACTATTATTAAACAATAAAAACAAACAAAAAATGGAAAATTTCAAAGAAGCTAGTAGACAAAAACTTCGTTTTCAAACATCCAAAGGTTCTCTTTCTACAGAACAACTTTGGGACCTCTCAATAACTGATCTGGATGAACTGGCTGTTTCTCTTGAGGAACAACACAAAAATTCTGGTAAGAAATCTTTTGTAGTTGCAAAATCTGAAAAGGATAAAACATCTAAATTAAAATTTGATGTGGTTCTAGATATCCTCACTACAAAAGTAGAAGAACAACAAGCAGCTCAAGAAGCAAAAGAAATCAAAGAACACAACAAAAAGATTCTGGGTCTTATTGCTGATAAAGAAGAAGAATCTCTGAAAAGCAAAAGTAAGAAACAACTCGAGGCAATGTTGAGATAATAATGATTTGAAAAGATTTAAGTGGTGTAACGGTAGCATAAGGGCTGACTAGAAGGCGCGAGGTAAAGGTTCAAATCCTTTCTTAAATCCTAATATCCAATAACAAAAAACATAATAAACATGCTCAATTACTCAAACCTAATGTCTAAAAAACCTACAAAATACTCAGAAATGACAAACAGACTAGGTCAGGTTATTGAATTTTATGAACATCCCATAAGAGGAGATGAAGCCGAAATTATATGTGTGAACCATAACCTAAAATTAGCTTCATATAGCACTTTCTATGATATAGAGGATATGATTGCTGAACATAGAGAATATGAGCCTTCATTTATTAATTGCAAATTTTATATAGGAAATACTCAAGTTTAAATAAAAAATATGACACATCAAGTAAAAATTAGTGACCTAGTAGGCGAAGTAGTTAAATCATTGGCATCTTCAAGCGGTGGTAATGGATATAAGGAACTACAAGTAGTAACCATTCTAACAAAACATGGAAAGTTTGAAGAAACATATTTCAGAGTTGAAGGCAGACATAATGGGGAGTCATATTCTTATAGATTTGACACAGCAGAAGAAGCGGTAAGTGTCTATAATAATGATGGGAAAATTCTATAAAATGACCTAAAACAAAAAACAATGAGAGAAGAAGTTAGAAAAGAAGTTGATGATTTGATAAAATTACATTATGAATTCAAAAAGCTATTAGATGCTAAAGATTTTACAAATGTTGAAACTAAGATGGTTAATTTAATATCAGAAGCAAATGTTGGAAGATTAAAGACTTGTCTAATAATAACTAAATCTTTCAAAGAAAATCCTATTATTAAAAATACAAGAATAAAATGTGTTGATAAGTTAGAAACTCTACTAGGAACTAAACTTGTTTAAGAATTTAATCATTTTAAAAATAATAAAAATATGCCAAATTTCGATATTGATTTAAGTGTGCAAGACATATATTATGAAATGTCTACTTATGAGAAAAAAGAGATGTATCGTTTATTAAAAGATGATTTTGATAACGAAAATCCTTTAGTAGAATTTGCAAACGAATTTTCTCTCCCAGTCTATAAAAATCCAACTCTTATGGATACTGAGCTTTTTGCAGCTCTTTTAAAAATATTTTCTAGTAGAGATAGATTAACTTCTGAAGAAGAAGATTATTTTATTAACTTTTCTAAAAAATTTTAATTATGTCTAAAGAAAAAATATTATGTGCCGCTATTCACTATTTAGATTATCCTATGGAATATCCGTATAAGGTGAAAAACATCAGCTCAGGAACGGTTTTATGCGGTCATAGGCATAATCATATAATCGGTCAATGCGCTTCTTTACTTGGCAAAAAACAACACGAAATGGGCAAAAGTGTTCAAGGCTTTTTGACCTCTGCCAATAGATTTTTGAATAGAGAGGAAGCCGCTAAATTACATATAGAAAATGGAGGTGAACTGAATTACTCAACAGACGAATTATTCTCAGAAGACTTATATTAAAAACAATTGAAAATATAATATTTTAATGAAAATAGTTGGCTTTTTAAAAAATTTTTCGTATTTTTATATTATAAAAATCAAACAACATGGGATTTGAAGTAGGCAAAGAGGTGGTGGCTTTGGAGAGTTATGAGAACGTTATTAGAGAGGGACAGGTTTATTTAGTGAACGGTATAATGAGCTTTTGCGAACATAAACCTATTATTTTATCAGTAGACATAGAAGTATTTATTGAGCAGTCCTACTGTGAGGTATGTAAAAGAAAAATAAAAGGACTATGGTTTGATTCAAAACGATTTAAGCCCCTCGATGATATTGACATATCTGAATTAATGGATGAACTTCAAAAAGAAGTTCAAAACAACATTTAAAAATAAAGGAATCATTAATAACAATGGCTGAAAAAAGAGGCAATACAGTAAAAATACAATATGATTTCCCTACACAGTTATGTCTAGAGGTTAATTTCATTGATGAAAAATGGGCTCGTGTTACTCCACGAGATTTTAGAAGCTTTGGTGGAAAAAGAAGGATATTAAATATTTCAAACCCTAAAAATGTACATCATGAAGAATATAATGGTCCTATTTACTTTTATGAAACCAATGAAATTATTCCTACACAAGATGTAGTAAAAGGAATAAATTACAAAGACGGAAAAAGAATAGATAAACGAAGAACAGATATTGTTAAATTTGGATAAAATGAATATGAGTGGATATACAAATAGGAGAAGATAATAAAAAAATACAGATAACATATGATTACTGCATTACAAGTGATGAAATTTCAAAAATAGTAGAGGCCTTTAAAGACATAAATAATTATGGAATGTATATTTCAAATATGCAAAACCATATGAATGCAAAGGATATAATTGAAAAACATTTTGGTCCTGCCATACCTGCTAAAAGAAAAATGATTGAGAGACAGCAGGGATTTTTATTCCCAATCAAAACTAAAAGCAGTATAGATGATTTAATGAAATCTATAGTATCAAAGCCAAATATACTATATTATTATATAAAAGATAATATGTTAGTTTTTGATAATATTAAAAATCCATCCAAAAAGAATACAAGAAGCATAATAGAAACTGTATTAAAAAATGCTAAATTATCTAACTATGTTTTAGATGAAATAGAGCATATGTAGTAATGTATTTTTCAAATAGGGAACATATGTATTGTTATAATATATGTTTTCTATGGAAAAAATTACACAAATAGGTAAAGCTGGTATAGATTTAATTAAAGAATTTGAGGGAGACAAATTAAAATCATATCAAGATTCTGTAGGAATATGGACAATTGGATATGGTTCTCTCATTATGCCTAATGGGCAAAAAGTGAAATCAGGAGACATTATAACAGAACAACAAGCTGAACAATTGTTTATGGCCGACATAGCCCCAAGAGCCAAATCAGTTTCAGATATGATAAAAACTCAAATAAATCAAAATCAATTTGATGCTTTGATGTGTTTTGCATATAATCTTGGAATAATGTCTTTATTATACAGCACATTACTTAAAGAAGTAAACACAAACCCAAATAACCCAGACATAAGAAACCAATTTGCTAAATGGGTATATGCTGGAAAAGAAATAATTCCTGGTCTTGTTCGCAGAAGAAAGGCTGAAGCAGATTTGTATTTTAAACCTATGTAATAAGAGAAAATAAGATGAATATACTCCCTGTAAGTAATATAATTGTAGCTATATTGAATTTTTTAGGAGGAGCTGGATTTGTAAAAATTATAAATCATTTTAGAGAAAAAACAAGAAAAAAACATCTTGAAAAATTATCTAACAATTTACAAGACTTATCTCAAATATATAGAATAATAGAACAACTATTACAAGATTCGGGTGCCGATAAGGTGCTAATATTGAGAGCTTCAAACGGTGGAGGAATTCCCAAACCAGGTAGTGAAATGTTTACAAAACTGCTATATGCCTCTACTATTGATGAAGATTTAGAAATATACCAGAAATACAATAGTATAAAAATAGATGGCCCATATGTAGATATGCTTATAGACATTCAAAAGAATGGACAAACATATAAAGTAATAAAGGATATGCCTAATAGTTTATTAAAACGATTATATCAATCTGAAAACATACAGTATTCTGAAATATATTTCTTAGGAAATAATGCTAATGAAATGTATTATTGTATAGTAGATTCAATGGATATTGATAAAAAATTTGAAGAACCAAATAAACGATTATCTATTGAATTAGGTATAAATGATGTGAAAAAGATTTTCAATAAGCATCTAAATAATTAAAAAAATTTGGCTTTTTAAAAAATCTTTCGTATATTTACACTATAAGAAAATTAAGTAAATGGTTATAATAACAAATTACGAGCACATAATGTCTGACAAAGACCACACGGGGTTTATGCGATGCTTCACATCAGAAAACGCCATGATCGACATTGAACTATTTAGTTTGTTTTGTTGGATAGTATCAGAAGATGAGAATTTATCTCAATATGAAAAAAAGTTTTCAGATTATGAAGCTTTGATTTCTGAATTAGAAGAAATAGGATATGATTTCATAAGCCAACTTAATAAATATATAAACCATCTCTCAGAAGAACTACTTGAAGATGCTTTATATTATGAGATAGAATAAAACACAGAAAACGAGAAAAAGATGACTGCAGCATCTTTTTTATGCCGGGGTGATGAAAAGGTAGACATGAGAGACTTGAGAGAGTTTTAGTTCTTTGAAATTTTTTCATATTTATGGGTAAATACATAAAACTGATAGATATGAAAAAAATAACTAGCATAAGTAAAGAATACTTTATAGAAGTATGCAACACTGAGCCTTCTATGGCTAGAGCTGCTGCTAAATTAAATTTACATTTTAATTCTTTCAAAAAATATGCTTTAAAATATGATTGTTATAAACCCAACCAATCAGGAAAGGGATTAAATAAAAATATTAGTAAGCGTATAACACATATAGAAGATTATGCTTCTAGATGTTCAGTAAGAAAAGAAATAATTAAAAATGGTTTAATTGAATATAAGTGTTCTATATGTGGTATAAATGAATGGAATAATATGAGTATTTCACTTCATCTAGATCATATAAATGGAATCAATGGGGACCATAGAATAGAAAATTTAAGATTTTTATGCCCTAATTGCCATTCACAAACAACTACTTATGCTGGTAGGAACAAACAAAATTTGAGTGCCCTTAGAGAAATTTAAGGAGTAGAATTCCGTAAATTCGGTGAAGCCTTTAAAATGGTAATACCGAGCCAAGCTTCAGAAATGAAGAAGGTGTAGAGACTAGACACGGAACACCTAAACGAAAGTATGGTGAAGGTATAGTCCAGACTACAAACACGTTCAGTGGTAGTGAAAACTATAGTAGTAAGAAAATCTCTTGGCCCAAAAGGCCGTGCGGGTTCGATTCCCGCTCCCGGTACCAAACTATGATTGACACCAAGGTTAAATGAGGATAGTACCATTGAGTTGGTAGTTAATAAAATAACTGTTGGAGTAATTACCAATGTACGCGAAATATTAATTCAATCCTGAAAGCAATTCCTCATTTATTTTTTAACAACTAAACACCACTATTTAATGAAACATCAAAAACACAACATAGGTGATAAAGTCAATGTAAGATTTTTGAACCATGAATATAAATGTGTTATAGCAAGTGTTTATAGTGATAATCCATTATCATTTTGGGTCACTGCAGAAAAAGATGGAACCAAAATACCCAATGTGGGAACTACAGAATACCCACAAAAATACGCTAATATAATATAGTTTGCTACTCTTTCATAATATTTATAATAAAATGAAAGAATTTATCAAATCTATGCTACAAGATGAGTCAGGTACTCAATCTACAAAAAGAATAATAGCTTTTATAGGAACCATATTTTTGTGTAGTTCACTTTATCTAAAAACATCCCCATCACCAGAAGTAGTTAACTCAATAACTTTAATAGTTTGTTCTTGCATAGGTGCAACTTGTGTAGATAAACTTGGATTTTTCTTTTCTAAAAAATCTGAAAATCCTCCTTCGCAATAAAATTTGGCTTTTAAAAATACTTTTCGTATATTTACATTATAAAAATAAGTAAAAATGAAAAGTATAAAAGAAAAACAAATTGACTTTCTCAATGACACTGTAAAGTATTATTCTGAAGATACTAATAGACGTAGCACTGGTGTATTTTCTTGTGAATATTACAATGAAAGTAATGGAAAATGTTGTGCTATAGGAAGGTTTATTGAAGATAAAAAATTATCTAAAGAATTAGATAGTGAATTTGAGGATTCATCAGTGTCTAATGACGATGTTTTTCTTCTATTACCTCTATCATTACAAGAATTAGGACAAACATTCCTCCACAATATTCAAAGATTACATGATCAAGATTATATGTGGAACGAAAACGGTATCACACCCAGCGGAATTAGGTTTGTTGATATGATAAGAGAAAAGATTGAGTCTGGAAAATATGAATAAAAGTTCAATGATAAATCAAAAACATTTAGAAGTTAAAAAGTCTCAAATAATAGGAGATGGTCTTTATACTAACATTAATATAAAGAAAGGAGACGTTATAAGTAGATTCACAGGACGAAAAGTTAAAGAAGATAAAATACCATATGAAGAATCATTATATTCTATTGATTTAGAAAATGGATATGTTTTAAATACTTATGAATCCAAATGTTATGCTAAATATGCAAATGATTGTTGTGGACCTATAAAAACAACCAAACGCAACAATTCAAGAATAGCAAACGCTGACAGTCAGATAATATTATATGCTACAAGAAATATAAATGCTGGTAATGAAATATTTTGTCCTTATGGAAAACAGTACTGGGAAGCTTTTAAAACAATAAAAAATATAAAATAATGAAAAACAAAAACATATTTTGGATTATTAAGTATTTGAGTTTGGGAGCAGTAAACAATATAAAATATTGTAGTTTGTTTCCAAAAAATAAGAAAAGGAAAGAAGGCATAATAGCTTATAAAACAACAAGGACAATAAAAGTTAATACTTATTTCCCTGAAAATTGGCTAAATTCTGATGAAGCAACACGCTTAAAGCAAATTGGAGAAAATTTAATTGAAAACAAAATAACATGCAAAAATTAAAATGGAAATAATAGGCATAATTTTAGGAATAACGATTATAGTTGTAATAGACATAATTGTACAAAACATTAAAAGAAAATGAAAACAGCGTTACAGGAATTAATAGAATATCTGGAAAAAGAACATGAGGGTGTATTTAAAGACGAAGCTAATGGTTTTATTACTGAAGAAACAAGAAAGGATTTTCAATGTTCTTTGGAAGTTGTAATAGATAAAGCTAAATCACTTCTTCCAAAAGAAAAAGAACAAATTGAAACTGCTTTTGAAGAAGGAATGTATAATGCAGCAATAGTCAATTTTGGTTTTGGAGATGAATATTACATTAAAACATACGAAACAGATGAAGAAATACTTTGAGCCTGAGGGTGGGAGGCTACAACTAACCTACGATACATTCTATGACAATAGTTTGGAATGTGCTAGTTTTTATTTAGGACCGGGTATATATTACAGCTTTCCTAAAGACAAAAGATCTTCTAGCTGTATATGCCTTACTTTGAATCTTATATTAATTAACATAGAGCTTTGGATAATACTAAGGCGAGAAAATTATAACAATGAGACAAAAAGACTTTGATGAAATAGCTAGAATGGTTGATATGGTTAGAAATAAAGAAGCAAACTTATCTTCTTTTGAAGATGGCTTGTTATTTATACTTGCTGAAACAGACTCAGCTTGGGATAAATTTACAAAGTTACTAAACATAAGATACCGTATGCTCCAAAAACTATTGAAGGAATCAAACTTTCAATTATCAAGATCAGAAGTATTTGTGACGAATCCTAAATATCAGAAACCAAAAGATAAGACTTTTGTTCAATCAGAAATACATAAGCATTTTATTGATAATTGGGGGAAGATGGGCGTTGGTCACTGTTTTAAGAATAAAGAACAAGTTGAGCAGGAACTTAAAAATTTAATCATTAAAAAAATAAAGAATGAAACTACCTAAACACTTTGCAATTAAATGTCCTGCAGATTATGAGACTAACACTACATGGAAAAACTACATGAAGTGGTTGAATACTTATGCTGAAAAGAATGGTGGCGAAACAGGGGATAATTGGACAGGTGATTCTGTAGGTTCTTATTATGGTACAGAAAATACAACTGAAAACCAAGGTACTAATATGTGCAGCAGAATATCTCAATTTGAAGAAGGTACAGTAAAATTAACTCTTGAACAATGGGATAAGATTGTTAATAATTACAAGCTGCCTGAAAAATGGTATTGTGTTATTACAAAAGAGAATCAAGAAATTTTGGAAAATTGGAGAAAATCGGTTTGTTCTGAAAATTATAAAGGACATCTACTTTTAATTGGTTTTTCTGTGATCTCTTCTCATTGGCTGGATGACTCGTATTACTTCGCAACTACGTGGACTGATTCTTTAACATGTAGAGGATACCAAGAAATAACAACAGAACAATTTATTAAATACGTTTTAAAACAAAAAGAAATGAAAGAAAGAAAAATATCGCCATCAAATGCTCAAAGAGTAATCAACATTGCTTGTCCATCATGGAAAGAAGATCTTGTCAATAAATGGTCTAAAGACATTGTGTTAGGCAATGAAATAAACATATCAGAAGAATTCTATCAAGAAATGAGAAAAGCTTGTACACCTTCTCAGAATATTGTTTTTGATGAGATATTTGGAAAAAATGTAGAAGTATATCCTGATGGGACGCCTTGTTTGGTTAGGGGTGGTACATCCGAGGGTTGGAATCTAAGATATGCCAATGGTAAAGGAGGGTTCTATAACGTGGGTAGAAAATCTGGTGAATATAGTACATGTAGTACATGGTCATACCACATGAAACTAGACATTAATAACCTTCCTGTAAATGAATAAATTATGGAAAAACTAGACATAAATAAAATAATTGAAGACAACGATTGGAAAACTGATTCTAATGGCAGTTCTTTAGATTACACTTATGGTAATATGCAAAACGCTATTAAACAAGGTATAAAAGAAGCTCTACCTGAAATACTTGATTACGTTGATAAAGAAGTAGATAAAGATTTCTATACAGACATACCAAATTTGGAAAAAGAAATACTAAAAAAAACTAGGAATATGACAGAATTAGAGATTGAAGAAAAAATCTTTAACTTCATTAGAGAAAAAAATACTAAAAAATTTAGTAATGGATAGCATGAAAAAAATTGAAAATTTTATAGAAACTAAAGTATTACTTCATGGTAGTACATATACTTTTATAGGTTTTAGCAAAAGTGGGTGTGATGCTTTATTTAAAGAGTCTGGGGTTGGTTATAATAGCAATCGACCTACTGCAAAAGAATGGTTTGATAAAAATTGTAAAGTACTTAAAACCAAAAGAACTGGAAATAAGGAAAAAGGTTAATGAAACACTACAAAAATACGTAAAGCAAAAATAACATGGAAAAACTATTTGTACCATACGAAGAAGCAAAAGCTTTAAGAGACTTAGGCTTTAATGAAGAGTGTTTAACTACTTACTTAAATGGTGAGTTAGAAACTAAAGAAATGTTTTTCTTTACACATACCTTTAGAAGTCACGAAACTCAAGAGTTTATATCAGCTCCACTATACTCACAGGCTTTCAAATGGTTTAGAGAGAAACATAACGCCCACTATGCAATAAGTAGATACCCACAAGGAGCTATCGAAGCTTCTAATAAAAATGGTGGGAATTTAAAAAAATATGGTTGGTATATATGTAAAGATGAATTAAATCCGTCTATACCTAAAGACGGCAGTGGTCAATGTGATACCTATGAGCAAGCCGAACTAGCGTGTCTGAGAAAATTAATTGAAATAGCAAAACAAAAATAATATGGAAAGAAAATTAGCAACAATAAGAAAGATCAGCAATTTAACACCAATTGAAGGTGCAGATAAAATCGAATTAGCACACATAGATGGTTGGAAAGTTGTAGTAGCAAAAGACGTAAACCATAAAATAGGTGACTTAGTTGTTTATTGCGAAATAGATTCTTTCCTACCAATTGAACCTGAGTTTGAGTTTCTGCGTAAAAGTAGCTACAAGAAATTAGTTGATGGTACTGAAGGATTTCGTTTGAAGACAATAAGACTGAGAGGTCAGATATCACAAGGACTTATTATTCCGCTAACAGATGCTAACTCTTTATACATACGCAAAAAAGATCCTTTAATTGACTCTGAAGAATGGGTTGAAGGTGTAGATGTTACTGAATATTTGGGGATTGTAAAATACGAACCACCGATACCAGCTGAATTAGCCGGTAAAGTTAAAGGATTATTTCCTTCATTTTTACAAAAAACTGATGAAGAACGAGTGCAAAATTTAGCAAACAAATATCCAGAATGGGTAAAGTCTAATACTACATTTTATGCAACAGAAAAATTAGATGGATCATCTGCAACATTTTATGTAAGAAATGGTGAGTTTGGTGTATGCTCTAGAAATTTAGAACTTAAAGATTCGGGAGAATTTGTTCCGGGAATGGTTACTTGCGAAGATGGTATCGAAAGACCTAAACAAGAAAATACTTTCTGGAAAGTTGCTCGTGAGATGCAATTGAAAGACAAATTGTTAGCAACTAATCGCAACATTTGTTTACAAGGAGAATTAATTGGCGAAGGCATACAAGGTAATCCTTATAAGATTAAAGGACACACTGTAAAATTTTACAATGTATTTGATATTGATACACAGAAAAGATTATCTTTTGATGATTTTGTTACTTTTATCACATCTCTCGGCTTAGATACTGTTCCAATACTAACACCGTTTATTTTTCCAAATACAATAGAAGAAATACTGAAATTAGCAGATGGTAAATCTTTCCTGAATCCAAACACTGACAGAGAAGGATTAGTAGTTAGATCAATTGATACAAGTATTAGCTTCAAAGCAATTAGTAACATCTTTTTATCTAATGAAAAATAATTTGTTAAAACCTTTTGAATACTGAAAAAAAGTTATTATAATTACAATATAAACAAATAAATACAAATGGCGCAATTAATAGTAGTAGATGTAGAAAGTGATGGAAATTTATTAGGTGTAAACAGTATGGTTTGTTTAGGCGCAGTAATAGTAGATGACAAATTAGATAAAACCTTTTACGGACAAACTAAGCCAATTTCTACTATATACGACCCAGATGCTTTAGCTATAAGTGGATTTTCAAGAGCAGAACACGAAACTTTTAACGACCCAAAAGTTGTGTTTGAAAATTTCGCTAAATGGATTAGTGATAACTCAAAAGGAAAACCTGTACTAATTTCAGATAATAACGGTTATGATGCTTCTTGGATCAATTGGTATTTTTTGAAATACACAGGAACAAATCCATTTGGTTGGAGTAGCAGAAGAATAGGTGATTTATTTTGTGGATTCAAGAATGATTTATATTATAATTGGAAACAACATAGAGTCACTAGGCATACACACAATCCTGTAGATGATGCTAAAGGTAATGCTGAAGCTCTTCTTTATTTAAAATCACAAGGTTTTAAATTAAAATAAATTTAAAAAAAGCTTTTAAATACTGAAATATAATTAAATATGGAAAGAAAATTAGTTTACAATGCTATAAGAACGCCTGATGGGAAAGTTCTTGAAAGCTGGAGCAGACATGATTACAATGTCTATCAAGATGCTAATGGAAAAGAGTACATGATAGACGGAGGACTGTCATATCATAGAAGATCTAACAATGGTGATGAGGTAGACTTATGTGTCTATTCAGACGAGCCTTTTGAAAAAGTAAGGCAGTTTGCTTCAAGAGCCGGTTATGGTAAGCCTAATTCTAAAGACTATGGTATTTTTAGAACAACTACTTATGAAAACATGTCTGATGAATGCGTAGCTAATACTATAAGATATTTGAAAGACCGCCAGCAGGATATGAGTGTATTACGTCCTAAGGGAGGATCTCCAGTAGCTATAGAAATAAGCCTGCTTGAAAAAGAAGTTGAGTACAGAAAAGAACATAACATTACAATCAAAGAAAACTAAAGAAAATGTTTCCTAATATAAATAATAGTTTTAAAAAACTAAAAATCATTATAACAGTATCAATCATAACATTAATTATATCACTAATAATACTCATTTTAATATGACAACTGAAATAAGCTTATTTCGTAGAATAAAACTATGGTGGAAATTTGAAGCCCAATACTATCCTTCAAACCTAATTAAAGGAATTAAAAACCTAATTAAATGGTTTAAAGTTATATTCAATGATAGAGATTGGGATGATCATTATATATGGGAAATATTAAAGTTCAAACTAAAGAATCAAGCCAATTATATTGGAAAACACAACAGACATGAAAGTGCTAAGCGTGACGTTGAAATAATGATGACTTGTGTAAGATTAATAGAAAAAATACAGGACCAACATTACATAACAGAATATATGGATTATTATAATACCGATATATCCTTTGTTGACTCAATCAATCATCTAGGATATAAAGAAATGGTTGAAGAATTAATCAAAGATGATATTGATTCTTATTATAAAAAATATTTTAAAACATATAATTATGTTTTATCCACAAAAGATAAACTAATATTTGAAAATGATAGGGGTTTAGGAATAGCTTTAAATATATCACACATAAACCACAATAAAGCTAAAAAATTATTGTTTAAAATACTAGAAAATAATATTGAATTATGGTGGGATTAATGTTGCATGTTTTGGGGTTATGTCCTGATAATCATCCTTCAATCATAATGTTTATAAATTATTATGATTTTCCTAAAATAATATTTTGGATAAAAAATTTGGCTTTTAGAATTTTCTTTCGTATCTTTATATCATGAAAAATACGATTGTTATAGTTTATAAGAATAAAAATAAAATAAAAATGAAAACATTCTATCGTGAGATAGATGAAGTATTGAACCCTAAAACCAACTTATCAGGAATATCTGAAAATGCAGAAATATTAGATATGGGGGTTGGGGAAAAGTTTATTCAAACCTATAACAAAAAATATAAAATAAAATTTGAAAAAATAGTAGCTAAAAGAAAATATTCAACTCCTACTACTGTTAATAGTGGTGATAATATAGAACAAGAAACAAATCCTGCTAAACGTAGAGGACGCCCATCAAACCCCAACTCACCAAGTCAATTGAAAAAAATTGAACGTGAAATGAGAATAAATAGTGGTGAAGTATTGAGACGTGGAAGACCTAAAAAAATTAATTATTAAAAATAAAAACATGAAATACATAGTAATACCAATTTTAGAATTTATACTTAATACATATCTGACATTGATGTGTACAATTATTTTGATTATAATGGCTATTGTAAACATTATGTGGAATTTTAGTTTGAATTTTACTATTGGAGTTCATGAGGACTTTAGTGAAACCATTGTAAATAAATATACATGGGATGCAGAACGAAGACATTACAAAAACTATTTGTGCGCCATTTGGAGAATAGGAAAGTATACAGTTGGTAAAAACCCTAATATTTGGGAAGGATAAAAATAAAAACAATGACACCTCCAATATTAACCCCAATAAAATATCTTGACACACCTGAACAGAAACAATATATTAGCTCAGGCAGATATTTAATAGTCAGAAAAGACGGCAACACTCATACTGAAACATTCAACGGTACAGGATGGGCTTATAACAATAAAGTTATAGAGTATTTTTATATTCCTAAAATAAATTAAACCATAAACATGAAAGAATTAAAAAACCTAATAACAGTGCCCGTGTTCTCAGAGCGAAATATCATCATGGATGCAGAAGGTAGAACAGCATTAGTTGTTGATTTTACCCATCCCAGTGCAATAGAAATCTGCAAAGCCCTTTGCACCCTAATCAATGCTCAGAATGGTGACGGCTCAACCCTAAATAGTGGGTGGATAAGTGTAGAAGAGAGATTGCCTGAGATTGAAGACGATGTTATAGTTGTTACAAATCAAGATACTAAAGCAGGATTACTATATTATCAACCTATGTTTATTGGCTCATTGCTAAAGGATTCAAGATGGTATGCAAACGGTCAACAAATATTTGGCGTCACCCACTGGCAACCTCTGCCCTCATTACCAAAAACAAAAAATAAATAAGAAATGAAAGAATCTGAAATATACCAAATAGCATTGAATGAATATCCTGACATAAGAAGTGAATATGCGGTTGATATGGTCGCAAATAATTCAAAAAGAATAGGATTTATAAAAGGCTATCAAACTGCTTTAGCTAATAACGCAAAAGAACTTCGTCCTCTCCGAGAACTGGCAGAAGATAAAGAGATGTGCGAGGAAATTGCGAGATTGTGCAATCCAAAGAATAAGGAAGTATTTGCAGTGTCAATTAATGGAAATTCTGTAAAAATTGTAATGGAAGATTATGATTTGATAGTATATGAAAACGGTCAACTGGAATATGCTGATGATTTCGGAAATCAAACACCTGACAATACATTTGCTATCTGCGCCCTCATTTCATCAAAATACAAAATTGGAGAATGAAAATATATCAAACTGATGCGGGATTAGGTCATATGCAATTAGCATTTTTAGTCTGTTTAGAAAAAAGCGAAAATGGGTATAATTATTTGTGTATAGATACTCAGCTTATAGGTAAAGATGACGATATGTATCAAATAGGTAACATCGTAAAAGACCTAGAGGATATTTATGTTCAAGAAACTAATTATGACATAACTCAAAGCCCACTGTATAATACCTATCTATTCAAATTTTTTTGTGAAAATTATAAACTAAACCAATGAAAGAAAGAGTAACCAAAGAAATAGCCATAGCCCTGAAAGGTATAGGGTATGATGTGCCGACAAATAAGTTTTACAATTTAAAAATTACACATAGGATTATTGAAGCTATCTCCGCCCCCACAGTCTACGAGGCTATTGAGTGGCTGGATAGTAAGGGGGTGTATGTGGTGCCTTACGTAAATACACTTATTGATGGATGGCTGATAGAAATTATAGACGGGAGGAATCGTATTGATATGGATGAAATGTTTAAGACCTACCCCACCCGTCTTGCCGCCTACACAGCAGGTCTATCTGTTGCTATTGATTATCTGAAAAATAAGAAAGGATGACTAACGAACAAAAATTAGTAATTGAGGAGGTTATAGAACTTCTTTCAAATCACGCAGAAACTGAATCTGATTATTTAGAGATGTATCAAAAATTAGTAGATGGGGATTCATCTGAAATTCAAGATTCATTTGCTTATGACCATGCTCACTGCATTTATATTTTGAGAAAACTTTTAAAAGAAAACAATGACTAACGAAGAACTACAACAGGCAATTATCACAGTAATGGTGTTTGATGGATGGGAACTGAAATTTGCTAATGGGGTATTTTACTATGAGAATAGTGAAGGTTCATTAATTTTTGAATACGAAATATTGGCAAAGTATCCAATTTACGAAGACTGGCGTTTGCTCCATCCTGTATGGGAGAAGTTTAGGGATATGAAGGGATTGGGTAAAGAGTTTTGGGTAATTAAGCAAAACATAGGTTATTTGATTGCAAACGGCACAATACTGGAAGCCTTCACCGCCCTACACTCAGCAATCGTATGGTTTAATGAGATAAATAAGAAAGGATGAAACAATATCAAATCAGAATGTGGCATCACTGCACAACCGAACTTATATGGTTGCAAGGTCAGTGGTATTGTACAAAATGCAATATGTCAGTAATTTTTTAACTAACAAACCCGCGCAGGCAACGGTATATCCTGTATGAAATGAAGAATCTATTATTAAAAATTCCGTTTCTACCTACTTACATTATGGCATCATTGGTTGTAGTAGTATTTGCAGTGAATACATTAATTATTAAGATGCCTATTCTATGGTATTTCTCAAAAAGTTTTACAGTATCAATGAAAAATTGGTGGCAAGAAACTATTGAGTTAGCAGAAAAATTATTTAACCTCTAAAACCACCAAGCCATGACAAAACTAAAATGCTTTCTAGGATTCCATAAATGGAAGATAGCGCAAACTCCATGTGAGGATAATAACTTTTGCTCTGTAAAGTACTGCGAAAACTGTTTTAAATCAATCGCCAAAAATATTAAGCCATGACCGACATCAAACAATACCTGCCTTATTGCAAAGACAAAGAGGCAACAGTAAAGAAAGCACCTAATCACTCAGGATTTGCAAAAGTAGGCGATACAATTATCGTATCAGGTCTTACACTTGACCTATGCGATTCAGACGATTTTGAAATCATCCCCCACATGCGAAAGATCGAGAGCTTGACGGAGGAGGAGATGCTCAAAATATTTGAGATGATTCATGTTCAAATATATCACAACATGCAAGGAGATATGAGGGTAATCTATTTCAAGCAGAACAAAGATGAAGGGGTAGGATTGCAAGTTAGGTGGGATGAATTAGATGTTACCTATGGCATGACCGTAGAGGAAAGGGGCATAGAATTTTCATGCAATGGTCAGAAACTAATTGTTAGGCAATTTCCTATCATCCACTACCTCACCTCCATCGGCATAGCATGGTGGGCTACTGAGGATATGTGGGAGAGTGGGGCTTTAATTGAAAGTAACCAGGAGCAAAAATAAAAATATGAAAAAACTAATATTAATAGCTATAACAGGAATATTGTTAAGTTCCTGTAAATTAACTCCATCAGTAATTTGTGGAAGGTCTTATCCTATAATTGTTAGAAAAGAACTTCAAAATGACAATTATAGTAAGTTTTTCTATATAATAGAAAGTTATAGTCCTGATAGAAGGACTTGTACTATAGAATTTTATTCAGACTCTGATTTCAACGTAGGCGATACATTACGTATAATGAAACTAAAATAAATTATAATACATGTCACTTCAAAAAATTGATGAACTTAAAGAATCGCCTATAGTAGGATATTATTACTTAGTGCCTTGTATACTACAAGAAGGTCAAGGCTATGATGTAGAGTGGGAATTAGACAAAGAACAAGAGCTTAAAAGGTATTATGTACCAAGACAACCAAAGTTAGTGGTGTATCCTATTATAAATCATTTGCATCATGATAAAGAACATGGTCAGGATTATTACCATTACCACATAGATTTTAGGTTTATAGCTTTAAAAAAGCCAAAAAGCAATATGCATGTTCATCCTATTTTAGGTCCTATGGGTCATATTTATGCTCCAAGTATACGTTATGATCTTAAAGACGATGTTTCAAAAGACTATAAAATTGAGTATCATGCTTTTAAATGTCTTAGGACTAAACAACATGGAATAGCAGGCACAGTTTACACAGATAAACTATCTGAACCTTATGTAAAAAATAATAAATGTCCTCATAAAGGCTACGATCTTTCTCAAGAAACGCCTGATAAAGATGGAATAATAACTTGTCCGCTTCATGGTCTTAGATTTAAGAACAATTGTTTAGTAGGTCAGGAGTGGAAATTTTAAGATTTACAAAAAATAAACAAATTTTAAAACATGATAATCAGTATAATAATTATATACCTTTTAGGGGTATTTTTGGCTTATTTGATAACAGCTTGGGAGAATGATAAAATGGGTAATCATTTTAAATCAAATGTTTTTGTAATATTATGGAGTTGGATTTTAGTTTTCACTTACATAATTGGACATTGTTTAGAATTTTTATCGAATTACAAACCTTCTTTAAAAGCATTTTTAATCCTATTTCAAAGAAAAGACTATAAAAACAGGTGATAAAATTTGGCTTTCTAAATTATCCTTCGTATCTTTACATCATAATAAAAAACAATAAAAATGAAAGACAATCAAATCAAAAGCACAATCACTGGTTTTAACCAGGATGGAACAAAAAGAGTAATCAGAGTGTGGGGTGCCTACAACCAATCTCAAGCAGTAAAACTGATGAAAGATTTGGAAGGTCAAAACTATAAGTCAGTAACAATAAGCTAAAAAAACAAAATAAAGGTTATGGGAATAAGTAAATGCTGTTCTTCTAAGATAAACAAGGATTATCTTGGAAATAAGAGATGTAGTTTTTGTTTATTACCTGCAAAATCTACCAATAATTTCAAAATAATATATGCTTTAATACTAATAGCTTTCTTCATAAGCTACTCAGTTGTAGGTAATAAAGAACATTTCAACAAATACAAATATCAAGCAAATAATAAAGATTCATGTGTAGATATAGAATTATCAGATTCTGCAATATTACATCAACTTGAATTAGATTCTTGTGAATTTCCTATAGTAGCGTTGAAACAATACCATAAAGAAACAGCATTTGGAAAAAGTAAAATATTGTTAGAAAATAATAACCTATTTGGTCTCAAATGCTATTGCAAATTATGTATTGGATTCAAAAACAACCATTCAGTATATAAAACTCGTAAAGATTGTATACTGTGTTATACACATTTTATGAATTCATACTGGAAGAAGTATTGTAATCTATATGCTGAGGATAAAAACTATTTGAAAGACTTAGCTAAAACCAAATGATATGTTCGAATTCATTATTAAAATAATTTTAGGACTAATAGTATTGGCTATAGCCGCTATTACTATAAAAGTAATAATTGATATAGGCATATTAGGTTCATTGATTATGTTTGCTGTGTTTTGGTTAGCTTATGCTATTGGAAGTACATTATACTATAACAATTTTTAAACCACTAAAATGACTGAAAAAACACCCGCCTATTGGGTAGCTGTAGTAGCATTTACTTTATTGATAATTTGCAAAATTATCTTATTATTTTCTTGTTAAAAAACTTGGCTCCCTAAGAAAAGATTCGTATCTTTATATCATAATATTTTAAACAAAAAATAAAACAGTTATGTTAGATCTATCAAATATGGTTTTCAAAACCAAAGAAGAAATTAAGAAACAAGCCCCATCTGTGTTCACAACACAGCGAGCTCATCATTTGTCAGAACAATACACTCACATTCCAACCGATAAGGTTATAGATGATATGGAGATGTTGGGTTGGAAAGTAGTAGATGCTAAAGAAGTCAAAGCACGAACCGGAATAGGATTCCAAAAACATCTCATAGTGTTTAGAAACCCAGACATAATAATAACTGGAGATAATGGTGATGATGTTTTCCCCCAAATTTTGTTGAGTAATTCACATGATGGAAAGAATGCATTTACATTCACAGCTGGTATATTCAGATGTATATGTGAAAATGGTTTGGTGGTATCTACTGAACAGTTTGAAGATGTAAAGATTCGTCACATAGGTTATACATTTGAGGAACTGCAAAATAAAATTCATGCTATGGTTGAAAAACTACCACTAACAGTTGATAGTATGAATAAAATGAAAAATATAGAACTATTGCAGGAACAAGCAATAGAATTTGCTAAAAAAGCATTGGAAGCAAGATTTGGAACTGAGCAAAATGATAGGATAAAAGTAGATTATGAAGCACTACTAAGTCCTGTACGTAATGAAGACAAAGGAAATAGCCTATGGAGTGTATTCAATGTGGTGCAGGAAAAAATACTCAATGGAGATTTCCAATACAACTACAGTACTAAAACACGTAAAGCTCGCAAAGTGAAAAACTTTAGCCAAGACATATCAATAAATAAAAAGCTATTTGATATAGCATTAACTTATGTAAACTAATAAATCAAATAAATAATGGAACAACTACCTAAACATTTTGCGATTGCAACCCCCGAGGACTATGAAACAAATCCTTTATGGGCAAAATACATAAAATGGCTCAACGGCTATGCATATGAAAATAATCCCAGAACAGGAACTTGGTGTTGGGATGGAAATACAGAAGGAGCATATTATGGAATTGGAAAAAATATTTGCTGGGGAAATACTGAATGGAATCATGAATTATCTTCTTTTCCAAAAGGTACAGTAAAACTAACCCTTGAACAATGGGATGAAATTGTTAACCCTAAACACGAAAAAATGCAAAAACAAAAAGAACCAATTGGTTATAAACTAAAAAAAGAATTTGAATGTTATCGCAAAGTCGCATTAGCTATAGTTCCTGATAGTAATTATCTTATGAATAGTGTGGGCCGAATAAACACAGATTCATCAACAGCTAATCAACTTGAAAAAGCTGGTGTACTAAAGCTATGGTTTGAACCTATATACAAACATCAAGAAACAACAGTACAGATGAATGAGGTGTTTGATTTGAAGATAACCAATGAAGGTATTTTTCATAAAAGTGACAACATAACAGAATATGTTGAACAAATGTATAAATGGTATTTATCCATACCTGCACAATTTGATTCATATGCTTTTGAAATAAAAGAAGTAGTATTGTCAAAAACTGGTTGTCAATCTAATGAGACAACAGTTGAAAAATGGATTGAAGTTTGGAACGAATATTTGAGAATTAACAAATAAAAATTGATAGGTTGCTGGTTTATGATAAGTGTACATAATCATAGGCTGAGAAGGCATTTAAACAAAAAAGGCTGGATAATGTCTAGTATTTAGCACTTTTAATTGGGAATGAGCTCTCCAGATACAACAAACCGTGAAAACAAAGTGCCCTTTTAGTTACTATCTTATTTTATTAGTTCTTTTTAGTAATTACTTAGTTAAATAACTATTGATCATGAAAAACAGTTGAGCCTAATAGTGGCGATCTTTAAACTGTCTAAGTAATTACTTTATTTTTTAAATAGATGTGTGGTGGAATTGGTATACACAGGTTGCATGACTTAATAAATAGGAATAGTAGTAAGACGGAAATGCCTTGGCTTAATAGTCAGTCCTTAATCCAGAAATGGAGTTAACAGCCCTACTCTTGTTCTAGGTTCGAGTCCTAGCGCATTTTCTATTAAAATATTGATACTCTGTTCTTTGAAGACAAATAGGTAGAGTTGGTAAATCACGGGAGCTGGAATCTGCCAGATAACCACAAAGAAATTCCTGTAGAGAATTTGACAAACTCTTAATGTAACCTACCAAGCTTTACCAGAAGCTGTTATTTGTTAGAGAGGTAGCTAAAAGTTTCAGAACACTTCTGATAGCTACTCCAACTGGTTATTGGAGACAGAGTATCATCTTATTGGTCATAACAAAAAGTTTGATAACAGATAGTCTTTAACTGTTGTGGGTGTATTTACAGTTTAAGGCTAAAAAGGGTCTGTTATTGATTACCCTCTGTTATGATCATTTTTTAATTTAAATAAATTTTATGTATGATAAAAAATAAACACATACCTTTTTGGAGAGGATTATTTCTTCCAAAAGAATTTTGGGATAATCACCCAAAAGAAGATAAAAAAGGAACATTTCAAGCTGTCGTACAAAGACTTACAGCCATTTCTAGCAGAGACATAGTAACACATGACTGTTCTTCTGTATTTGAAGCTTATTATATGGCATATAAACTATCAAAGAAATACTATAAGAAAGAATATATTAGAACCAAAACAACTATGTCTATGTATGAACCTGAATGGGGAGCAGAAGAATACCCAAATACAATTGAAATAATGGGAGTATACAGGGAAATAAGTATTTAACAATTTAAACTAAATAAAAAAACATATGATCAAGCCTAAAAATACAGAATTTATTGAAATTGATCTAACAGGTCCACAAGGTAATGCCTTTTTTTTGTTGGGACAAGCCCGTAGATTTGCTAACCAACTGAGTTTAGATGCTGATGCTATTCATGAAGAGATGACAGCAAGTGATTATGAAAACCTTATAGATGTATTTGAAAAATATTTTGGAGAATATGTTATCCTCTACAGGTAAAAATTTGGCTTTCTAAATTATTTTTCGTATCTTTACATTATAAGATAAAAGGACCTAAGGAGGTGCCAGAAACAATGGTAAATCTGTTATACATAAGAACCCTTACAGATATGAGCGAACTTAGGTCTTTTTTTAATTAAAAACTTGGCTTTTTAAAAAATTTTTCGTATCTTTATATCAATAAAATAATAAAAATGAAAAAAGTACTGCCTGCCTATTTTGCTATTAAAACAGACACTAAACACCCACTTTGGGAAGAATATATTTCATACCTAAATAATATTTTAAAAGAACGAGGTAGTAACAACACCTTTTCAGGTGATGTAGGAGCATATTATGGAATAGATGGTGGACTAGGAGGTGATGCAGGTACTAACTGTGTGGTGAAATTTAAACATTTCTATAGACATGAAAGGGTTCAACTCATAACATTGGAGGAATGGAAAGAACTTACCACACCTAATAATAAAAAATTTCCTCCCAACACATATGTGAAATGTGATGATCCTGAAACTCAAAATCAAATAGTTTTTGATTATTTAATATCATCTGGACATAATAAAGGAGGCTGGGACGGAGGTGGTGTGAACGGACATTATGGAGTTGATTCTAATAATGATATTTACTATGCATCAGATTATAGAGTATGTGCTCCTGAAAGCAAACCTACTGTAATAACTTTTAAAACATTTGAAAAAGAATACCTTAACAAACCAGAAAAACAATAAGAAATGAAAAAAACATTTAAAGTAGGAGACAAAGTAAAAGTTCTTAAGAAATCTAAATACGGAGGAACAGACTTAACAGGAAACATTTTTACAGTCACTGAAGTAATTTCAGAAGAATATGGAGGTAAACTGTGTCTAAACACTGAGGGCTTTAAAGGTGTAATAATAGACTATGCTTTTGCATTTGATGATGTAGAATTAACAGATGTAAAAAACAAGTCTAGGTCAATAAGTTATACTCAAGCTCAAGAAATTATTAAAATTGCTTGTGCCCGTTGGAAAGTAAAACTTGCAGAAAAATGGGCAAAAGAAATAGTTCTTGAAAGACCAATAGAAATTACCGAAGAATTCTATCAAAAAATGAGAAAAGCTTGTACAGGTCCTCAAAATGCTTCATTTGATGAGATATTTGGAAAAGACACTAATGAAATTGATTTGAGTAAGGATAAGGTTGATAATTTAGAACTATTTAAAAAAGATGGGGATACATGCACTTCATTAATATCAGTACGTAGTGAATCCAACCTCAGAGACAAATCATTTTATCTTAATAATCTTTATGATTGGAAACTTGTAGAAGATGTGAGTGGTGTTGTTTGTTTGGTTCCAACAAGAAAAAAATAAATATATTGTAAAAGATAAAACTTTAACAATTTTATTTGACTCCCTAAAATAATTTTCGTATCTTTATATCATAATAAAAATTATGAACAGAATAGAAATAACATTCAACTCTCCAAAAGAATTGGAAGAATACATAAAATCAGAATTAAAAACTATTCCTAGTTATGGTTATAGTAGGACAAGTGATAAAAGTGTTTCTATACAAGCCATTTATTTACAATCTATACAAATAAAAAAAAATATAAAACAATAAAAATGAATAAATTACCTAAATATTTTGCAATAGAATGCCTTAAGGATTACCCCAAAAATCCAAAATGGCGAGAATACATAAAGTGGTTGAATAAACATGGTGAAACGAATAGATGGAAGGGAGATTGGGAAGGAAATTCAATAGGTCAATACTATGGTACAGATGATGATCATTATGGTGGAACAAATATGCATTCTTCTATCCTTTCATTTCCTGAAGGTGCAATAGAATTAACTCTTGAACAGTGGGATGAAATTGTTAATGGAAAAGATACTAAATTCCCACTAAACACTTATATAGAACCAGGTCATAATGAAGAAGTATTCAATTATTTGATACAAGCTGGATTTTCTGATCCACATAACAATGGTGGAGGGACATTATTTCATTATGGAGTCAATAAATTTGGGGAAATAAACTATTATGATAAAAGTGAAATAACACATGATCAAGCCACTCTAATAACCTATAAACAATTTGAACAAACATATATAACACCAAAAACAAAAATGAACACACCAACAAAAGACCAAATATTGGAAGCGGCTAAAACAAGCCCTGAAGCAAAACAAGCACTGAAAAAACTATTCCCGGAATGTTTTGGACCCCGTTTAATGGAAGTACCAAGAGTAGATGGCAAAATAGGAGAACATGATGGAACGGCTATTCCAAACCTAACACAACTACTCAACGACATAAAAATAGGAATAACCACAGCATATGGTAATGCTAGAAAGACAGAACTAAAACATAAAAGCTTTTATCTATCACCTAGTATGACTGGTGGTGTTCACAAAAACAAATACAACTTTGTAATATTTGATAATAAGGGTGAAGTAGTAGGCAGATACGATATCAATGGAAAAGGAGTACATTTTGGATTTGAAGAAATATCTGAATAAAAACAAACAAAAAAAAATGAAACTAAAACACTTCATAACTGCGTCTATATTTCTTGCTATACCTACTTTTCTTTCCATGCTATTTGTGGCAATGATTGGATTTGAAAATTTATTTGGCGGTGGAGAATTTTTAAAAAATATAATTTTGGGTCATGCAGATAATACTTTCATAACAATTTTAATGTGTTCAGGATTGATATCTATTTCTGTAATACTTTCAACTCTTTTATCTATTACAAGACATGCAGATAAAATAGATGAATTAGATGAAGCAATATTTGAAGCGCATAAAGCGAGAAGGGTTTATGAAAATGCAACAAAAAGATTTGCTGAAAAATGTTTGGAAGTATCGAAATAATTTATTAACTTTACATAAAACACCAAACAACAATGATTCAATGTGTAAGGATAGAACACCCTGGAGATGGTAATGGGTTATGGACAAGTACAGGAAATAATTCATCAAGACATGATTACTTAATACATAGGTTAGATTGTTATATTGAATTAAAGGAAAAACACCTTAACATGCCCCCGCCACAAGCAGACCTACCCATTAGTGATACATTTATAAATGCATCAATTGAATGGGATTTAGGAGATGTACCAAACCCATACCATTGTGCTTTCAAATCTATAGAACAAATGAAAGAATGGGTCACAGATTCACAATTGAAAGAAATAACAGATGCGGGATTTAAAATATATTACATTGAAACAACAGAAGGCATAGAAGGTAACCATCAAATCATTTTCAAGAAAACAAACACCAAATACACAGACATCACAAACATATTCCTTTAAACCCAAAACCAAACACCAATGACAACAACACTAATAACACTGTATTATACTTATTCAGCATTCAGTACGGGAAGACACTGGGACGAAATAATGAATATAAAAAATAGATTTGCTAGAGTACTAACCTGTATAACGTGGTATAATGTCTCCCCCATAATTGATCTATGGGAAACACTAACACCCATATATAAAAAAGCAGTAGTATGGACGAATAACAAAACGGCAATAGCGGGATGGATGAGGTACTGGACGTATGGAGGAGAAAAATGGCTACATGAAAGATCGGAATATATGAAAACAGCAGATCATTTGGCTTATTTTATAAATGTGCAAGATAGTAAGGAAATTGGTTATTTTGCAAGAAAGTTTAGTAGTATGATAGTTGAGTTTTATAAAAACAATTATAGTGAAATGTATGATAGGGCTGTGGAGTATGTGGAAAAAACAAAGGAAAGGGTGGAAGTCCGGGATGAGGAGGAAGTGGATATGTGAGGATATGGTGTGAGGGAGGTGTGGCTCGTTTTCGCAAATCTAACCCGTTCTGTCCGCGCCCCGTCCCTTTTTCAAAACAAACAAAGAAAACGCAAAAACCCGCAAATTTATTTGGCTTCTTAAATTATTTTTCGTATCTTTATATTATAAGAATAACAAAAAAACAATAAAAATGAAAAAAACATACCCCAACTACGCCATTCAATGCCCTTCAGACTGCAGAACAAACACAACATGGAAAGAATTCATAACTCAACTCAATGAATATGCTAATTCTAATGGAGGAAGTAAAACTGAATGGTCGGGACATCAAGAAGGTTGTTATTATGGATATGATGAAAAATCATCATCATATGGTTATACAAACTATTGGGGTCTAACAGAACTACCATCCCACATATCCATTATGACTTTAGATGAATGGGAACAAAAAAATGAAAATATGGATCAAACACCAACAAAAGCACAGATATTGGAGGCAGCTAAAACAAGCCCGGAAGCCCGCCAAGCATTAGAAAAACTATT